ATGAGCAAGGACAAGACCGGGAAACGCGCCGGGGTCAAGCGACAGGACGGAGAGAGCCGAGCTCTCGGCGAGAGCCTCGGCTGGCCGATCGTCGACATCTACGTCGACAACGACATCTCCGCCACCAACCGGAAGAAGGAGCGGCCCGAATACAAACGGATGCTCGGCGACATCAAGTCCGGCCGGATCAACGCGATCATCACCTGGCACCCCGACCGGCTCTACCGGACCGTCCGCGACCTAGGGCCCCTCACCGACATCTGCAAGCAGCAGAACACCCAGATCGCGACCTGCAAGGCCGGCGACATCGACCTCACCACACCCACCGGCCGGTACTTCGCCGGCCAGCTCGCGCTGATGGGGACCTACGAGGTCGAGCACGCCGCCGAGCGGTGGCAGCTGTCCCTCCAGCAGCAGCGCGAAGACGGCACCTTCCCGAAGACCGGGTCCCGGCTGTTCGGGTACACCAAGAAAGGGAAGGTCGACAAGGACGAAGCAGAGATCGCCCGCCGCATGGCGGCCGACCTGATCGCCGGCGTACCCATCACCACGATCGCCCGGTGGCTCGACGAAGAGGGCATCACCTCCACGAAAGGCACCCCTTGGAACCACACGACGATCCGCCGATACCTCGCCAACCCCCGCATCGCCGGCTGGTCGACGCTCCGCGGTGAGATCGTCGGCGATGGCAACTGGAAGCCGATCTTCGACCGCGAACAGTGGGAGGTGATCCGGGCGCACGCCGCTGAGGTGCAGCTGACAACGCCGGCTCCCCCGCCGCGCGTCGCAGTGCTCAACGGGATGATCTTCTGCGGGCTCTGCAAGTCGCCGTTGGTCACCGGCGGCCGCGCACAGAGACGGACCGGCGGGCGCGTGCGGATCTACCGGTGCCACACCCGGCCGGGCTACCAGTGGTGCGGAAAGATCGGGATCGACGCCGTGCCGACCGAGGAGGTTGTCGAGGCGTACGCCCGCAAGGTGATCCGAGACGAGCCCGCCGTGGCACAACGCCGCCAGCAGATCGAAGCCGAACCCGGACCAGCCGCGGCCGAGCTGGTGCAGACCCAGGAGCGGATCCTCGAACTCGAGCAGCAGCTCTCGCGGCCTGGTGTTTCGGTCGAGATGCTGCTGCAGGCGATCACCCGGGCGCGGGAGCGACAGGAAGACCTGATGGCTCAGATCGCGGCGCGGCCGTTGAGCAGCTTCGCGGAGCGTGATCGGGCTGCGTGGCCGCCGCAGCTGCGTGCCCGTCGTACGTTGATCGAGCAGGCGGTACGGCGGGTCGAGGTGCTGCCGGCGTCGAAGCCGTCGCGGCTTGGTTTCGACCCGGAGCGCATCGTCATCGACGACCGGTAGGGGATGCGAAGAGTGGCCGGCCCCTGGGCCACTCCACGCTTACATCGATTCTAAGTTGCTAGCGGCGCTTACTGAGCTCATCGTCGTCCTCCCGCCGGCGACGCTCGTTGCGGACGATGCGCCGAGTTCGCGCGTTGTCCTGCATCAGCGTCAGCACCGCCGCGAACGCCGTTACCGCCAGCCCAGCCTGCCCGAGCTGCGTGGAGTCGAAGATGAAGCTCAACGCCATCAACGTCCCCATCGCCAGCCAGCTGACCGCTGTGGCTAGTCCTCCGAAGCTCAATCCGGAATCCCACATGGGACCCCCCACCCGGGTGTCATGAGGTAACAACCCTCCCCTTCTGTCGTTGGTAAAGATGGCGACACCTGGGCTTCGCTTAGAGGTGGGGTCCGGGTGTCGTCCGTCCACTGTGCCCGGAGTCACACATCGCCCAAAAGGGGGCGGCGCAGTAATGCGCCGAACGTGTTCTGGCCCTGACACAAGTAGGCCACCCGTCTGGGGCCCGTCTTAACTATCCTGGCCGATCAGATGCGTCAGCGGCCGCGAAGTAGGCCGTACGCCAGCACGCCAAGCCCGCCGGCGGCGCAGGCAAACAGCGGGGCCCCGAGGACGATGTCCTTCCACGGGTTCGTCCACCCCTGGAGCAGCAGCAGCGCGAGGAACAGCAGTGCCGCTATCGCCAGCAGCCCGAGGCCCTGCCGTACTCGGTTCGTCATGCGTCCTCCTGCCTTTCCCGGTCGGGAGCTCGATGCTGAGCTAGCGTGTAGAGCTTGGTGCCCCTCGACCGCTGGTTCCTACGCCTCCTGGCCGAGGGGCACCGCATTGGCGGCGGGACTTCGCGTGTCATGCCCCTCGCCTCCTCTCGGTCGCGGTCTTCAAGATCGACAGCAGCGCAGCCTTGGTGTCCTCACTGAGGTGTGGGTCCCGTGCAATCGCCTCCGCCGGCGTGATGCCGTCGGCCGACACGCGGAACCCCATCGACTGGACAACTGCCACCGCAACGCGGTCGGCAGAGACTCCGAGCCCGTCCGCGAGGTCGTAGATCACCTCGGCCCGGATCGACTCCAGCGGGTTCGCGTTCACCAGGTCGTTGATGCGGGACCGCTTCAGTGATCCGCCGACTTTCGCGATCCGAGCCTCCACGTCACGCAGCGACCAATCGTTGGCGCGCGTGACAGCGTCGTACAGCTCGCCAAGTGCGCTGCGTTGGTCCATGGTCCCCATAGTCGGTCACTCCGTCCGGTCTAGGCCAGCCCGCTTGGGCACCAGATCGCCGGACCCTGTCCACCCGACGTGGGCACCAACCTAGCGGCGGCTGTGGCTTGTGTTTCCGCAGGTCAGGGCCGACCTGGCGAAATACACGGTTGGAACTTCTTGACGCGTGGGCACCTTGTGATCCACTCTTGACCAGTATCAGTGGACACTATGACCGGTTGGAGGTACCGTGAGATCTAAGCCCGCAACGTCGAACGGAGAGCTCTGGATGTACCTCAGGGACCGGAAGAAGCTCGCCACGCTCATGGTCATCCAGGAGCGCAGCCAGCGAGACGTCGCCCAGGCAGCGGGTTGGCGGACGCACTCCTACGTCGGCCGGCTGCTCCGCGGGGAAGTCCGAACCCTCACTCCCACGGCCGCGCTCCTGATCGCGAGGTACTTCGGCGTGCCCGTCGAGGATCTCTTCGTGCTCAGAGTGTCCGGTGACGCCGGTCGTTCCGACCAGTCGCGAGAGAAGGTGGCGTGATGGCCGCCGACGAGCAGACCGAGGCCGTGTCGTGGCTGGGCCGTCCGCGGGAGTACGGCGAGTACCTCGCCTCCCTGCGGACGACGCCGCTGACCGAGGAGCAGGTCGAGACGGCCGCGCGGATCCTCGCCGCGGTCCCCCGCACGAGCGAGGAGGACTCCCCCGCTGCATAGACCTCCCGGTCCGTCGCGTCTGTGCGCGGCGGGGCGGGATCGGCGCCCGGTCCCCGGTGGGGAAGCCGGACCAGAAGGGCCGGGCGCCTTCCAACTTCATCAGTCAGAGAAAGCCGGAGCCCCGGCCAACCACCAAAGACGGACCAGGGCATCCGGCTCCAACAGAAAGCAGTGTCTCATGACCAACACCACCAAGCCCCACGTCGACACCATCGAAGACCTCGTGACCGACGAGTACTCACCCGACTGCATCGCCCTCGACTACTTCCCGGGCGAGCTGTCATGAGCGTCGCATCGATCACCATCCTCCGCGACCAGGTCGCCAAGCCGGCAGGCCTCGTCTGGGAGGACCCCCCGGCCAAGGACTCCAAGCCCGGCCGCTACGCCGCCATCGCAGCCGCCCTCCGCGAGCGCCCCAACAGCTGGGCCGTCATCCGGACCTACCCGGCCGACCAGGGCAAGAAGGGCTGGGGCTTCGCCTCCAGCATCCGCAACGGGAAGTACCTCGACTTCCGCCACGGCTTCGAGGCGTCGGCCCGCACAGTCGACGGCCAGGTCCGCGTGTACGTCCGCTACGTCGGTGAGGGGGCGGACCGATGATCCACATGACGATGACGCAGCCGACCGGCTCCGGGTGGGTCCCGGTGTGCCGCTGCGGGTGGAAGGGCGCCGAGCACCCGGTCAAGGTCGAGGCCTGGCACGAGGGTGACGCGCACCTCGCGGAGACGAACGGCCGCACCGAGGCGGTGTCGACATGAACGCGCCGGCCCACATCAACGCCGCGATGCTCGCCCTCGCGCAGCACGCCGTGGCCTACGACCTCCCGGTCCCCCTCAACATCACCCCGCCACTCACGGTGATCGAGTCGTTCGACGTCCGGATCCGGTGGGAGGACCGCACCGCCTGGCTGGGCTCTCTGACCACCGGCGTCCACGTCGTCGACAACCGCGACAGCGGCTACGCCCACCACCTGTGGTCGTGCACCCTCCCCGACACCGGCGTCCGAGTCGCCCTCACCGCGCTACGCCTGGACGTGGTGCCCGCGCTGCAGGCGGTGGGGTCATGATGCGCAACCTCCTGACCTTCGCCCTCGACATGGTCACCCCGGACAAGCCACTCCCCGGGGAGCCGCACGTCGACTCCGCCGCCGAGCCGACCGCCGAGCAGCCCGCCGCTCCGGTGCTGACGCCGGCCCAGGTCGCGGCCGCCGCGCTGGAGCGGCAGATCGAGAAGTCCGAGGCGATCTGGGACGCCGCCGTCGCCCGCCGCGAACGCCTCGGCGACTACGACTTCACCCGCTGGGAACTCCACCAGAACGCGAGCGACGAGTCATGAGCACCCCGACCACGGTCCTCGACCACGCCCCCTGCGAAGGCGACTGCGGCGCCACCATCTGCGCCGACGACACCCTCTGCCCCGACACCGTCGAGCAGGCCTGCCAGCACCACGAGCTGCTCTGTGAGGACTGCCGTGCTGCGTGCGCGGACTGCCGGGAGGACGCCGAGTACGACGGCGTCGGCACCGGCCCCGCCCCCTGGGTCACCTGCAAGGCCTGCGACGGCCGCGGGTCGGTGCGTGTGGTCACCGACGGGGTGGTCGAGGTCGACATCTGCCAGGTGTGCGAGCCCTACCGCAGCGGGTCGGTGCCGCTGGCTGCGGTCCTGGACGGTGCGGCATGAGCGCCCTGTGCACGGTCGTCGTGACCAGGACGTGGACCACCGGCGAGGTCGACACCGAAACCCACAACAACGTCTGGGGCGGGACCGCAGCCGAGGGCCGCAAGCTCCGGCTCGAAAGACTCCGCAAGGCGCGCGCCGACGTCAAGCTCGACCGAGACGCCCTGGTCGTACGCGGCCCGCGGACCGTGGTCGGGAACGACGAGTGGGACACCGTCGAACGGATCACCTTCACCGACCTCCCGGACGGTGCGGCATGACCGCGGCGACCGTGCAGAGCGCCACCGACTGGCTGGCCGCCAAGCAGCGCTCCTACTTCGCCGACGCCCGGCGTCTGCGTGAGATGCACGAGGACGACGCCCCGTCCGACGACATGACGTGGGAGCAGTGGTCGATCGTCTACCGCACGGTAGCCGACGAGCTCGCCAAATGCGCCGCCCAGATCACCCACCCGCGGCCCGAGGCGACCTCGCCGGAGGTCCTCTCATGACGAGCACCGACGAGGACTACGAAGGCCCCAGCCCCCTGGACAACCCGACCCTCCCCGAGGTCGACGGCCGGCCCATGGACCACCGCCGGCAGCCGAAGAAGAAGGACCGCGGCACGATCCCCGACCGCCAGAAGAACGGCTACTACGCCGACCACCTCACCGGCGACCGACTCCGATCCGTCACCACCATCCTCGAAGGCGGCGTACCGAAAAAGGCCCTCATCTTCTGGGCAGCCAACACCTGCACCGACTGCGCCATCGACAGCCTCCCCGCACTGGTCGCCGCATCTAGGTTCCCCGACCAGCTCGCCGAGCTGACCGCGTGGATCAAGCGGGCCCACACCCGGAAGAAGGACGAGCGCGCCGAGGTAGGCGGCGCGGTCCACAAGATCATCGAGGCCCGGCTCCTCGGGATCGAGCCGCCCGCGTCGGTGAAGGTCGGCGACGAGGAGTGGGCGCTCGACGGCCCGGAGCTGGCGCCGTACATCGAGAACTTCCGCCGCTTCGAAGCCGAGTGGAAGCCGGCCTGGACCGCCTCGGAGATGGTGGTCGCGAACCCGGAGCACGGGTACGCCGGGACGCTGGACTACACCCTCGGCGCCGACGGCCCGATCGGTGACGCACTCCGCGCTCAGGGGTACGCCGTACCGGCAGGCGTCGACCTGATGGGCGACACCAAGACCGGTGGCGACTGGATCACCCCGGACGACGGCGGCGAGCCGTACCCGAAGATCCTCGGCTCCGGCCACGTCCACGGGGTTTATCCGGAGGCCGGACTGCAGATGTCGGCGTACCGCGCCGCGGCGTGGTGCTGGCTGCGAGACGGATCCAGGGTCCCGATGCCGACGACCGCACCGGTCGGGATCGTGCTGCACCTGCGACCCGAGGGCTACCGGCTCTACCCGGCGCGCTGCGGGGACCGGGAGTACTCCTACTTCCGGTACGCCCAGGTCGTCGACGAATGGTCCTCGCGGATCTCGTCCGCGAAGGTCGACGACCCGGTCATCGGCGGCGCGCTCGAACTGCCGGCACCGGATCAGGCGGTGGCGTGATGGGCGTCTGCATCGTCGAGCACTGCGAACGAACGCACTGGGGCCGCGGGTACTGCCAGGGGCACTACGCGCGCCTGCTGCGGACCGGTGACGTCCAGGCGGCCAAGCCGCTACAGGTGAAGGGGAGGAACGGCGACCGCTGCCGCGTAGAGGGATGCACGCACAAGCCGCACGCGCGGAATCTGTGCGGCACCCACCTGAGCCGCCTTAGGCAACACGGCGACGTGCTCGCCGACGTTCCGATCGGTGTTGCGAAGTACGACGGGCTCTGCCCAGTCGATGGATGCGACCGGCCCCTCTGCGCCAACGGCCACTGCCGACTCCACGACCGCCGGCTCCGGGCGTACGGCCAGCCTGACCTCCCGGTGATCACGCCCGCCAACTGTGCGGTCGCGCGCTGCGACCGGGCCGCGAAGGCGGGCGGCTACTGCAACTCCCACTACGAGCGCCTCCGTCTCTACGGAGACGTCCGAGCGGACCAGCCCTTCAAGGTCTACCGCCCCGACCTGCCGTGCGACCTCGATGGCTGTGAGCGGCCCCACTACTGCCTCGGGTTCTGCTCCAACCACTACCAGCAGCGGATCTCCAAGCCACGCCGGAAGGCGCTCGAGGAGGCCGCGCTCGGTGACGTGGACGCCCGTCGTCTGCAGGCCCGCATCGACTTCTACGGCGGCTGCTGCTGGATGTGCCGGGCGCCGTGGACCTGCATCGACCCCGTCAAGCCGCTCTCTCGTGGCGGCTCGAACTGGCCAGCCAACCTGCGCCCGGCCTGCACCTCCTGCAACGCCAGCAAGCACAACCGCTGGCCCTTCGACACCTCGACCAGAAAGGCCGCCTGACCATGGCGATTCTCACCCTCCAAAAGCGCGCTCGCTCGCTCGGCCGGATCCGCATTGGACAGGTCGTCCCGACTCAGTCGGGCAAGACCCGACCCGCCAAGCTCGACCGGTTCCGCCTCACCTCTCCGTCGAAGCCGCTGCTCGACAAGGCGGCGTCGCTGTACGGCGGCACAGTCCAGGAGTGGACACCCCAAGGCGGCGGCGCCAAGCAGTGGGAGGTGCTCACCGACTCCAAGCGCATCCCGATCATGGTGCCCCCGCAGCCGGTCTCGCAGTTTCTAGAGACGTGGGCCGGTGGAATCTGCGTCCACCGCTGTGATGGCTACACGGAGATGCTCAGCGGCGAGACTTGCGATCCCGACGACCCGCGTCACATCGAGGCCCGGCCGACCACCCGCCTGAACGTCGTCCTGCGCGACGTCGAGGGCATCGGCGTGTGGAGGCTGGAAACCAAGGGCTGGAATGCCGCGATGGAACTGCCCGACGCCGCGGAGTTCCTGGCGCAGGCCGGCGGCTACGTCAACGGCTGGCTGTCCCTTGAGGAGCGTGTCTCCAAGACGGTGGTCGACGGGAAGCCGCAGACGCGTCGGTTCATGGTGCCGATCATCGAGATCGACGTGACTCCGGCCGAGCTGATGGCCGGCCGCGGCCGGGTCGCCACACCGGAGCTCGCCGGGCCGGTCCCGCAGACTCCGGCGATCGCGGGTCCGCAAGGGGAAGGCAGACCCGCGATCGCCGGACCCGACCCGTACGCCCCGTGGTTCGAGCGGCTTGAGGACGCCGCCTCACTCGACGACTGCACCGTGATCTGGGGCGAGATGGTGCAGGCGGTGTTGGTCGGCCCGAAGGCGACGCCGTCGCCGAGGGCTGATGAGTTCGTTGCGGCGTTCAAGGAGCGCGCGCACCAGATCCAGGCCGCAAAGGCGCCGCAGCCGGATGCGGAGGGCGTGTACGAGGCCGACGTCGTCCCCGACTCCACTGCGCCGACCGCGGGCGAGGAGGAAGCGACTGTGGTCTGGACCAAGGTCCTCGAGGCTGCCGCCGAGCACGGCATGTCGCTCCCGCAGGTGCAGGACGACTTTGTCGCACGGATGGGTGACCTCACCCCCGAGTCGGCGTCTGCCTCGGAGCTCAAGGCGTACCTGCAGCTGTTGGTTACGGGCGAGGAGCCGGCGGCATGAACGGCCCGGAGCACTACCGGGAAGCCGAGCGGCTCCTAGCCCTGGCAGTCGCCGAACTCGACCAGTTCAAGGCCGGCGTACCCCACCCCACGGACGTCTCGCGGGCATGCTCACAGCGCGCGGCCGCGGTCGCTGCGGTCGCCGACGTACATGCGACCCTCGCGCTCGCCGCGGCGACGGCGTACCCCGCCGTCAAGGACTACTGCGGCGACGAGAGCAACGACTCCCGCAACTGGGCGGGAGTCACGTCATGACCGCCTCGAAGTGGCAGGGTATGCGCCTCCTGGGCTTCGACACCGAGACAACCGGCACCGACGTCTACAACGACCGCATCGTCACCGTCGCACTCGTCGACATCGCCTACGGCGTACGCCCCACGGTGCGGACCTGGCTGGCCAACCCCGGCATCGACATCCCCGCCGAAGCCACCAACGTCCACGGCATCACCACCGAGCACGCCGCCGAGCACGGCGCCCCGCCCGAGATCGTCCTCCACGAAGTCACAGGCCGGCTCGCCCTCGCGCTGCAGCACAACATCCCGATCGTCGCGTTCAACGCCGCGTTCGACCTGACCTTGTTGGAGCAGGAGAACCAGCGGTACGGCGTACCCACGCTGATGGAGCGGCGCCGTTCGGTGAACGGACAGATCGCGCCGGTCATCGACCCTCGGGTGTTGGACAAGTACGCGCACCCGTTCCGCAAGGGCGGCCGGACGCTGGTCGATGTGTGCCGCCCCTACGGGGTGGTGCACACCGGGGCGCACGCCGCTGATGGTGACGCGTTGGCGGCGTGCCGGTTGGTCCCGAAGATCCTGGATCGGCACGCGAGGAAGTTCGTCGGGCAGACCGTGGACGGGTTGCATCAGTCGCAGATCGGGTGGGCGAAGGCGCAGGCGGACGGGCTGCGGGAGTACTTCGACAAGAACAACAAACCGCACGATGGGGTGGACCCGGGGTGGCCCCTGTACGTCGGTGTGCGCCGACCGGTCGGCGGTGCGTCGTGAGCGTGTGGTCTGACAACGCCTCCGCCTTCGCCACCCACCCCGAGGAAGCGATCGACCAGGAGCGCCGCTCCGCGGTCCGCGACGCGCTGGCGCTGATCGGCGAGGGCGACCCGGGCCGCGCCGAGTGGCGCCTCGTGCGGTCGTTCCGGCGGCAGGCGCGTCTGGCCGGGATCAACGTCGGCGCGCACGAGCGGAGCGCGTGATGGGGTTCATGGCTCACCACGCGGTCGTGGTGCACATCAGCGGTTACGTCTACAGCGACAACTACCCCAGCGGCAGGGCGCCAGCACCTGACATCGCTGCGTTCCGCGAGACCTTGCCTGGTCGCTTCCAGCGGCTGGTGGTCGGCCCGATCGTCACGGCGATCAACGGCGACCTGGTTGCCGCGTTCCTCCCGGACGGCAGCAAGGAGGGCTGGCCGGACAGCGACGAGGGCGACGACTACCGGCGGCAGTTCATCGAGCTGTTCTCGTGGTGCTACGACGACGGGTCGTCGCCGTTCGAGGTCGTGCACCTGAGGTTCGGGGGCGACGAGCCCCAGGACGGCTGGATGGTCCAGCCGAACGTCGGCCACACGCTCGGAGTCGTGTCATGACGGCCCCGGACCGTCCGCAGACGGCGAGCCCAGGGAGGCCGCGGCCGCCGGAGACGTGGGACCGGCTGGCGAAGATCGTCGAGGCGCGGCCTGATCTGGCTGGTCTCGGGTTGACGGTGCTGACCGAATCGGCTGCGTGGTCGGCATGAGGTACACCACGACCGCCGTCATCGAAGACGCCACCTACATGGCCAAGCACGGCGAGTCCCTCACCCGAGCCGCCCACCGCCTCGACATGACGGCGAAGGCGCTGGAGAAGCTGCTGGTCCGTCACGGCCAGCACGACGTCGCCCTGGTGCTCCGCAAGAACGACTCCCACCTCCCCGCCACGCAGAAGGTCTACCAGCCATGACCGACCACACCAAGATCGAATGGGCAGACGCCACCTGGAACCCCGTCACCGGCTGCGACGAGGTCTCCCCCGGGTGTGACCACTGCTACGCCAAGACGTTCGCCGAGCGGTTCCGCGGCGTACCGGGCCACTACTTCGAGGACGGCTTCGACGTCCAGCTGCGACCCGACAAGCTCGACCTGCCGCTGCGCTGGACGAAGCCGCGGCGGGTGTTCGTCAACTCGATGAGCGACCTGTTCCACAAGGACATCCCCGACGAGTACATCGCCCGGGTCTTCGCGGTCATGGCGATCGCGCGCGCACACACGTTCCAGGTCTTGACGAAGCGGCACGGCCGGATGCGGTCGCTGCTCAGCAGTCTTCGGTTCTGGATCCAGGTGGAAACGCTCGCGTACCTCATGGCGTGCGGTGAGGACGACGACGTCGACGGCGGCCGCGCGCTGCAAGTGAGGGAGGCCCAGCGGCTCCCTGACGGGAGCATCCCGCAGGTGTGGCCGCTGCCGAACGTGTGGCTTGGCGTCTCGGTCGAGGACCAGCAGCGCGCTGACCTCCGGATCCCGGCGCTGCTCGACACCCCGGCCGCGGTCCGGTTCCTCAGCTGTGAGCCGCTGCTCGGCCGCGTGGACCTGCTGGAGGCCATCAACCAGGAACCGCTTGCGGCGTACCAGTTCCGCCCCGGCGGCATCGACTGGGTGATCGTCGGTGGCGAGTCTGGCCACGGCGCCCGGCCGATGCACCCCGACTGGGCCCGCTCGCTGCGGGACCAGTGCACGAAAGCCGGCGTCCCGTTCCACTTCAAGCAGCGCGGCGAGTGGACCTGGATCGAGCCCGACCGGTTCCGGATCCCGACGAAGCCGTACAGCGACCGCGTTGCGGTGATGCACCCGGCCGGGATGACGGCGATGACCAAGCGCAACCCGTTCAACCCGTTCGAGCGGGGCCACCCGGACTGGCATACCCGGATCGAGCGGGTCGGGAAGTTGCGCGCTGGCCGTGAGCTCGACGGCCGCACCTGGGACGAGTTCCCCGAGGCGGTGGCCCGGTGACCAGACACAACGACCCTGGGCTGCTCGCGATCGACGACGAGATCCTCGGCATGCTCCGCGACCGGCCCGCGATGACCACGACCGAGATCACGCAGTCGGTGGGCGACTACTACACGCGCGTGTATCCGCGTCTGCGTCGGTTCGAGCGGCGTGGCGAGGTCATCGCGTACCGCGGCAGCCACCGTGGCGCCGGCACTCTCTGGAGCCTCGCATGAGCGCCCCCGCCAAGCCCGCGCGCAGCGACGTCGAGCGGTTCCTCGACCACCTCGACTATCTCGAAAAGGTGATCAACGCGGCCGCCGTCCAGGTGCGCCCGGCGTACGCCGAGACCTGCTCCTGCGGCGGGACCGTCGAGATCAGCCGCGAGATCCCCGCGACCGAGCGCCGCCGGATGTACCGCGAGTTCTACGGCCGCCACCTCCGCTGCACCACCCGGGAGGTGACCCAGTGAGCCCGGCCGAGCGGGAGCTGTGCCGGCTCCTGGTCCTCGACTTCACCGACTGGGCATGGGGCCCCGGCCTGCCCTACCTCATCGCCGGATCCACGGTCCTCGGCGCGGCGTACGGCGCCGGGCTCTACCTGTTCTGCCGCCGCTGCGAACGCGGCAACTGGGCCAACACCACCCACCAACCACTCAACGGAGACGACCAGTGACCACCGACGACGCACGCAGACTCTGCGACCCCAGCATCCCCGAACCCCACAGCGACACGGTCAGGCAGGCCGTCGCCCGCTACGACCTCAACGCCAAGGACGCCGACTTCTACCTCGACCTCGCCAACCGCCACCAGGACACCAACCTCGGGCACCTCCTGGAGGAACAGGCCGCCAAGGCCTGGCGGCGTGCTGGCGACGCCATCCTCGACGCCGCCCGCGCCGTCCGCGAGGAGCGCGCATCATGAGCGCCAATGACCCGCTCGACCGGCCCCCGATCCTCGGCAGCGTGCGCGGTGACACCCGCAAGAAGCTCGCCGCCTTGCCCCTTGGGCACGAGTACCGGGGCGGCAAGTACGGAGGGGACTACTGCCGCGTGCAGCTCGCCCGGTACCCCTGCGGCCGGACCGAAGCTGAGCACGCACCCCGTGAGGTGGTCGCACCCGTCAACGCCGACGACACCTTCACCGTCACCCTCACCTCCGCCTGGGGCGACACCTGGACCTGGATCGGCGTCTCCGCCCACCCCGCGACCGACGTCTACACCAGCCTCGGCACACCCAACGACGTCCACATCGTCACCGCACCCAGCCGCCACAGCGCCGGCGGACGGCTCCCGGACGAGCAGGAAGAAGAGCCCTCGTGAGCACTACCCCGACCAGCGCCGAGCACGACCACAGCGGCCCCGACTGGGCCTGCCCCGCCTGCAAGCCGCTCGCCGACGTGCTACGGCAGCGGATGACCTGGCGGTCGGCCCACTGGGGAAACCTCCACGACGACGCCTACCCCTCGCTCGCCCGGGCCATCATCGACGCTGGCTGGGCCCCGCCCGAGCGCGTAGCCGAGGCGCGGGCCGAGGAGCGACGACAGACCCGCTTCGACTGGGCCGACCACATCGAGGTCTGGGCGATGACCCCGGGGGCCCTGCGGCCGACCGTGGAACTCATGGTCGAGCAGCTGCGCCTCGACTACCAGCCGTTCGCGATCGCACGGGGTGACGACTCGTGAGCGACCTACTCACCAGATCCGCCGCCCGGATCTCGTCGTGCGGCCAGTTCCGCTACAGCCTGCACCGCGACTGGAGGGACGAGTACGAACGCCCGCGGTGGGTCACGTTCGTGATGCTCAACCCGTCCACCGCCGACGCCGACCAGGACGACCCAACCATCCGGCGCTGCATCGGCTACGCCCGGGCCCTAGGAGGGACGGGCCTCGCGGTCGTCAACCTCTACGCCTTCCGGGCCACCTCGCCCGCGGACCTGTGGCGGGCAAAGGACCCGGTCGGGCCGGACAACGACGAGACCCTCGCGATGTTCCTCGACATGGCCCGCCGGTACGACCACCCGGTCATTGCCGCCTGGGGTGCGAACGCCCGGCTCGACCGCGTCGAGCAGGCCCTGGCACTGCCTGGCGCCGACCGGCTCACCGCACTCGGTACCACGAAGGCCGGTGCCCCGAAGCACCCGCTGGCCCGCGGCCTCCACCAGATCCCCGACGACGCGCGACCGGTGCCCTGGAAGGCGGCGTCATGAGCACCATCCTCGCGATCGACCCCGGCAACACCGAGTCCGCGTACGCCCTCATCGGCCCCGAATGCCGACCGCTCTACCACGAGAAGATCCCCAACGACGAGCTGCTGCGGGGACTCCAGCGCGCCGCCATCGGTACCGCCGCCGACCACGTCGCGATCGAGATGATCGCCTCCTACGGCATGCCCGTCGGCGCCGACGTCTTCGAGACCTGCGTCTGGATCGGCCGCTTCGCCGAAGCCATCGAACACCGCACCGGCATCGCCCCCGACCTGATCAAGCGACACCCGGTGAAACTGCACCACTGCCACAGCTCGAAGGCCAAGGACTCCAACATCACCCGCGCCCTGGTCGACCGGTTCGCCCACGGCCAGCCGAACTACGGGAAGGGGACCAAAGCCGCGCCCGGCTGGTTCCACGGCTTCAAGGAAGACGTCTGGCAGGCCTACGCCCTCGCGGTGTACGTCGCCGACAACATCCCCACCGCCCTCACCACTCCCACCCCTGACCCCGTGCCGGCGGCTGCACCCTCCGCGGCCGCCGGCACGGCACGACCAGACCAGGGGCTGTTCTGATGAACATCGGGGAGGCCAACGCCGTCAACGTCGTACTCGGGTTCGTGCTCGACGACACCGACGACTCAGACGGCCAACTGCAAGGAGCCTGCGAGCTGCTCGCCGAGAAGGCGAACAAGGCCCTCGGCGCCGGGTTACGGCCCGAGCAGGTCCGCGCTGCGTTCGAGAAGGGCACCAACCCGTGAGCGCCCGCGCAGTGTGCCGGTGCGGCTGGTCCGGGACGTACTCGAGCCGAGCCCGGGCCGAGGCGATGGGCGCCAAGCACGTCTGCAAGATGGATGACGGCGTACGCCGGGCCACCCGCCGGCACCGCTGCGCCCGGTGCGGCCTCGAGGCGGTCTACGAGAACGCCGGCGCCACTGAGGCCCGCTACTGGTTCAACAAGCACTCCTGCCGCAAGCGCGAGCTCGCGATGCTCCGAGCGGCCGAGGCCGCGCTACGCGAGGCACTGATCGACCGCACGCCGAAGCCGTGCCTGCACAAGGCCGCGAACCACCAGCACAGCACCCGGGCCTGCTACGTGCTCGACAAGTGTCGGTGCAAGCCGTGTAGCCGGGCCAACTGCGAGGCCGAGACCTGGCGCGAGCGGCAGAAGGCCTACGGGCGCTACAACAAGTACGTGCCGGCCGGTCCGGTCCGGGAGCACGTCCGCACGCTGGCCGACGCCGGTATGGGGCTCAAGCAGGTCGCCAAGATCTCCGGCGTGCCAAACGGCACGCTCTGGAAGCTGATGTACGGCAAGCGGCAGCCCGACGGCAGCCAGATCCCGTCGCGCCGCGCTCTGCGGGAGACCGCCGAGAAGCTGTTCGCGCTCGACCCCGACTGGAACGGCCCGCTGCAGCTGGCTGACGGCGCGGTGCTCAGCGCGAGCGACTCGTCGGCAGCCAGCCGCAAGCTTCAGGCGCTGATCGCACTCGGCTGGTCGATGTCCCAGATCGGCCGGCGGCTCGGCATGGAGTGGTCCCGCAACGCACACCCGGTCATCAAGGGCGAGCGGTGCATCACCGTAGCCACGGCGCGGAAGGCGGACGCGCTGTACGCCGAGCTGTGGGAGACCCCGCCGCCTGAGACCAACCAGCGCGAGCGGATCGCAGCGTCGAGGTCGCGGAACTACGCCGAGCAGCACGGCTGGGGGCCGCTCATCGTTCCCGAGGTAGACGAGGTCGAGAGCGGCGCCGGCCGCTGGGTTACCCGCCGCGGCGTGCAGGTGTGGGAGCGCGCCTCATGACCGGTCAGCACATCCGCGCCCGCAGACCAACCGCGGCCCCAGGGCCGGTCGTGGTGCACGGGGACACGGCCTGCTGCCGCTGGTGCCACCAGGAAGAGACCGTCTTCCTGCTGACGAACAACCACGGCTCCGAGTTCGGCATCCACTGGGGGATGTGTATGGCGCAGTCCCTGACCCGCAACCACGTCCGCTACTACGTCGAGCAGCTGACGCTCGGGACAACGATCCCCACCGACAAGCGCACCGGCCTTCGGCTCCGGTACGTCGAGTCCCGCGGTCAGTGGCTGTTCGCAGACGGGACACCCGTAGGCCGCGAGAGCTCCCGGCACGTCGACTATCAAGCCAAGCACCGGCTCGCCCCCGACGCTCGCGAGAACGCACGCAGGCACCTCGCCGAGCGGATCGAGGTGGCCGCCGGCTACTGGGCTCCCATGGACGACACCGACTGGCTCGACCACGCCCGCACCGTCTATGCCGAGTCCGCTCCGCTCGAAGCACCTGAACACCACGCCGTACAGGCGGCCGACCAGGGCGGTCTCTTCGACATCGGAGCCGCATCATGAGCGAGCGCCGCCGCGTCTGGGCCGACTCCCCACCGTGCTCCTGCCGCTTCTGCCAGACCCTGACCACCGCGACCGGCATCGAGACGCGCGGCCACGGGCCCGACTCAGAGACGTGCGCTCGCATGCTCCGGTACGTCGAGCAGGAGGAAGCAGGGCAGCGGGTCGCGCACCGTACAGCGGGTGCCACTGAGCAGGTCAGCCTCTTCGAGATCGGAGCGGCGTCGTGATCTTCCGCGCCGTCTGGCCCATCACCAACCCCCACGCCGCGATCAGCACCCTGATGCGTGAAGCCGGCCAGGACCTCCCCGCCCTCAAAGCCCAAGCCCACGCCACCACCATCGGCCCCGGCCGCTACAGCATCGCCCACTCCGCCAACATCCCCGGCTCCGGCCGCATCACCGAGTGGTGCCTCCTCTACGAAGCCCCCGCACGACCCGCCCACACCGCGCACCGAGGAGCCGCATGAGTAGGACCACCAGGAAGACCAAGACACCAGCCGAGCGAGCCCAGGAGGCGCTCGAGGTCGTCCAGCGCCACGTCGACCGCCTCACTACCAAGGTCACGGCCCTCCGCGCCGAGCTCGAGACCACCGAGACCGAGTGGAACCAGGCCATCGTGCGCCGCGACTACCTCGCCAAACACCCCGACCTCCCCAACAACACCAACCGCGCACCCAACCAGGAGAACCAGTGACCGACACCACCGCCAAGATCCGCGCCAAAGGCCTCGAATCCACCGGCGTCACCGAAGAGATCGCCAACCAGATGTTCACCCAAGTCGGCCGCCACTTCATGGCAATCGTCGAGATGCGGGTCGAAGAGCCCCACGGCCCCAACGCCGAAGGCAAGCGCCGCGTCGACCTGATCCTCACCCAGGTCGAGCCATGCAACGACGACAACCTCGACAGCCACCTCCGCGAGCTCTGCCGCGGACTCCACTACAACCGCAAGCTCCACGACGCCGACCAGCAGCTCGAGATCGACACCCAAGACGACATCGAGCCCAAGGTCGCCGACGTCATCGCCGCCGGCAAAGCCCAGCACGCCGACCTCTTCGCCGTACCCGAGCCGCCCGCCGACGAAGACGAGCCGGACGAGCCCGACGACGAGGAGCCGGCCGACGAGCCCGACGAGGAGGGCGCGGTCTGGGTGGAACGGCCCGACGAGCCGGAGGAGGAAGACCCCGCGGCCGGCTAAACCCCCAGACCCGTCCGGGGAGTCAACGGCGCAGCAGACACCGCCGAAGGACGCCCACGACCGCGCTCCCTGTTCCTCGCGGAGGCGTACCTGCTCCCCGGACGCACCCCCACCGACAGCACTCGCAACGACGACGAGGACCAACGTGACGGCAGACGACGGGCCACCACCAACCCCGCCCACACGGCACCTCCACCCAGTAGAGGACGAGCCGCCGTACGACCCTGAGTACGACCAGCCCACCGACCGCCGCACACCACCCCAAGACAACGCCGCCGAACAAGCCGTCCTCGGCGCCATGCTCATCGCCGCACACACCATCCCCGACGTCACCGCACTCATCACCGGCACCGACTACTACAGGCCCGCCCACGAAACCATCCACGACGCGATCGTCGCGCTCGCCCAAGCCGGAAAACCCGTCGACCCGGTCCTGGTCGCCGAGGAGCTGCAGCGCCGCGGCGAACTCCAACGCGTAGGCGGCGCACCCTACCTCCACACCCTCACCGCCAACGTCCCCACCGCAGCCAACGCCACCTACTACGCCGAGACCGTCCGCGACAAAGCCCGCCTCCGCGCCGTCATCGACGCCGGCAACCGCCTCGTCCAACACGGCTACAACGGCACCCCAGACACACTCGACACCACCCTCGGCGACGCCCTCCAAGCCGTCGAAGACGCCGCACTCCGCTACACCATCGGCAGCGGCCCCACCCACTGGGCCGCACTCAACCTCGACGCCGTGCTCGCCGGCCAAGAGATCGACCCACCACCCGCGCTCCTCGCCCGCGACGACGGCCAGCTCCTCCTCTACGAAGGCGCCGTCCACTCACTGTCCGGCGAACCCGGATCCGGAAAAACCTGGGTCGCCCTCATCGCCTGCGCGCAGCAGCTGATCGAGGGCCAAACCGTCACCATGGTCGACTTCGAAGACCGCGCCTCCCGCGTCGTAGGCCGCCTCATGGCCCTCGGCGTACACCCCGACACCATCCGCACCCACTTCCGCTACGTACGCCCCCACACCGCCCTCGACCACACCAGCAGACCCGACCTCGAGCACGCCGTCCACGGCGCCCGCCTCGTCATCCTCGACGGCGTCACCGAAGCGATGACCCTCCACGGCCTCGACCTCAACGGCAACGCAGACGTCGCCGCGTTCTACGCCCTCCTCCCCCGCTGGATCGCCGACCAGGGCCCCGCCGTCGTGATGATCGACCACGTCGTCAAGGACGGCGAGAAGCAAGGCCGCTGGGCCCTCGGCGGACAGCACAAGCTCGCCGGTCTCGACGGCGTCGGCTACCTCGTCAAGGCCATCGAACCGTTCGGCCGCGGCAAGACCGGCCACGCCCGCATCACCGTGTCCAAGGACCGGCCCGGGTACGTCGAAGAGATCGCCCTCGGCCGCACCGTCGCCGAGCTCTGGCTCGACGCCACCGATATCAACTGCCTGCGCTACCAGCTCCGCGCACCCACCGAAGTCCCCACCGACCAGGCCGGAAACATGCGCCCAACCCACCTGATGGAACGCGTCTCCCGCTACATCGAGATCACCCCCGGCCTCGGCAAGAACGAGCTCGTCGACGGCCGCATCTCCGGCACCGGCGCCTACCTGAAACGGGCCATCGACCGCCTCGTCCAAGAGGGCTACATCGAGGTCGAAACCGGGCCCAACCGCAAGCAGATCCACCGCTCCGTCACGCCGTACCGAGAGGACGAAGACGCCATGCACGTCAACCCAGAATGGGCCCGACAGGAGCCCCTCTCATGACTCCGCCAAGTGAGGTCGGCGGTGAGGTCGGCGGTGAGGTCGGCGGCCGGATCACTCCGGTCCGTCAAGCAGGTGGGGTCACGGGGTCACTCTCCTACGGAGTGACCCCACTTGCTCGACCGGTGATGACAGACCCCACCACCGAGGTCACCGGTGGGGTCGGTACCCCAATCTGCGGGCACCCCAACGGCCCCTGGACCTGCGTCATCCAAGGCCCCCACCAAACCGGCCACCACTACTACCAAAAGAGGGCCGCAGCATGACCACCAGCTGCACCAACCAAGCCCACGCACCAGCACCACCCGGCCACGGACCATGCCCCACCTGCGACCGACCACGCTGCAACGGCTCCACCACCCCAACCAGCCGTTGTCGCAAGCAGCCCATCAAGGGGGCGACGGTGTGCCGAACGCATGGAGGGAGCGCCGGCCAGGTCAAGGCCGCGGCCGAGCGTCGGCAGGACCAGGCCCGCGCCGCGGCCGCGGTGGTGACGTTCGGGCTGCCGCGGGAGGTTGACCCGCACGGCGCGCTGCTGGAGGAGCTGCACCGCACCGCCGGGGCTGTCGCCTGGTTGGAGTACGTCGTACGAGATCTCGAGCAGGGCGAGGTGGTGTGGGGTGTGACGGAGAAGGTGCGGAAGGGCTCGGGTGAGCACCCGGGGACGGACACGACGAAGGCGGCGCGGCCGAACGTGTGGGTGCAGCTTTACCAGCAGGAGCGTAAGCACCTGGTCGAGGTGGCGAAGGCGTGCGTGTCGGCGGGGATTGAGGAGCGGCGGGTGCGGTTGGCGGAGTCGCAGGGTGTGATGTTGGCGGCGGTGGTGCGGGGTGTGTTGGACCGGCTTGATCTGGATGACCGGCAGCGGGGTTTGGTGTCGGAGGTGGTGCCTGCGGTGTTCCGGGCGCATGCGATTGAAGCTGGTGCTGGGGGTGCGGCGTGAAGGCGCGGACGTGGCCTGAGGGCTGCTACCCGACCGCCGAGCAGTGGCTCGACTGGCTGCTGGCCAACGACCGCGGCGACCAGCTGCTGATCGCGGTGCGGGTGCTCGACGTGCTCGACATCGCGCTGCAATGCGTGGCCTGCGACCACGCCGGCCACCTGGAGTCCGCAGCTCGTGAGCGGTGGCTGACGCGGATCGAGCGTGAGCGTCAGGCGGGGCTCCGGTACGTCGCGGCGGCTGCGGACCGGGTACGGCGCGAGATCGGCCTGGAGCGTGCGTCGTGAGGCTGCTGATCACTGGGTCCCGCGAGTGGACCGACGAGGAGAAGCTCCGCGAGGAGCTTCAGGCGGCCTGGGTCGAGCTCGCGTGGCCTCTCCCCGTCAGCCCCTTCATCCCGGGCGACGTCACCCTCGTGCACGGCGACTGCCGCGAAGGTGCCGACCGGCTGGCCGACGAGACGTGGGCCCACAACGTCGGCCCAGACAGCATCGAGCGCCACCCTGCCGACTGGAAGCGCCACGACGAAGGCTGCCCTCCGTCGCACGACGGCGCGCGGATCTGCAAGCGAGCCGGGTTCCGCCGCAACGCCGAGATGGTCGCGCTCGGCGCCGACCTCTGCCTCGCGTTCATCCGCGACGGCTCCCGCGGCGCCACCCACTGCGCCGTCCTCGCTGAAAAGGCGGGCATCCCCACGAGGAGGTACCTGGCGTGATGTGCCGCCAACGGGCCGACCGTCAGCTCTCGCTGTCCCTAGCTGCCGCCGCCTCGAGCTCGGACATCGGGATGAACCGGCCCTCAGACTCGATCCACGCGCACCAAACGCTGCCGTCGATGTTGATCGTCCGGTCCTGCCCGCCGAGCTCCTCCTCGGTCCCATCGGCGCCGAGGATCGTCTCGGTGTTCACGATCGTGCCGGGCGACAGCACGAATCGTCCGAGGTCGGCCCACTTGCTGCGTGGGTACTCGAGCATGCCGGAGTGGACCGACGAGGAGAAGCTCCGCGAGGAGCTTCAGGCGGCCTGGGTCGAGCTCGCGTGGCCTCTCCCCGTCAGCCCCTTCATCCCGGGCGACGTCACCCTCGTGCACGGCGACTGCCGCGAAGGTGCCGACCGGCTGGCCGACGAGACGTGGGCCCACAACGTCGGCCCAGACAGCATCGAGCGCCACCCTGCCGACTGGAAGCGCCACGACGAAGGCTGCCCTCCGTCGCACGACGGCGCGCGGATCTGCAAGCGAGCCGGGTTCCGCCGCAACGCCGAGATGGTCGCGCTCGGCGCCGACCTCTGCCTCGCGTTCATCCGCGACGGCTCCCGCGGCGCCACCCACTGCGCCGTCCTCGCTGAAAAGGCGGGCATCCCCACGAGGAGGTACCTGGCGTGATGTGCCGCCAACGGGCCGACCGTCAGCTCTCGCTGTCCCTAGCTGCCGCCGCCTCGAGCTCGGACATCGGGATGAACCGGCCCTCAGACTCGATCCACGCGCACCAAACGCTGCCGTCGATGTTGATCGTCCGGTCCTGCCCGCCGAGCTCCTCCTCGGTCCCATCGGCGCCGAGGATCGTCTCGGTGTTCACGATCGTGCCGGGCGACAGCACGAATCGTCCGAGGTCGGCCCACTTGCTGCGTGGGTACTCGAGCATGCCGCCCACCAGCACGATGCCGAGGTTCTGCACAGCCGCCGGCACGAAGGTGCCGTACACAGTCAGCGCCGCGCCGTCACCAAGTTCGATGACGCCGTCGACATGCCCGTTCACGGCGAGGCTCGCGCCGGCTTGCACCGTGGCGCCCTTCACCTGGCCGTTGACTGTGGTGTTTCCCGCGATCACGAGATCGGTGAACTCGCCCGTACGCACGTCCTTCATTGGTTCCTCCCAGTTGCTTACTGCTGTCGATCAGACGCTACGCCGCCCCACGGACATTCTTGGAGGAGCCGAGTGACCAAGCCGCTGAGGATGGAGCTCGCCGACTACATCCGCGAACTCACCGCCCCGCACCAGCACGCCGAGCACTACACCATCCGCGACAGCACCGGCTGGGCTGGCCGGGACCATCGCATAAAGGCGCCCGCCCTGGTCACCCAGCTCTGGTACGGCGACCTGCCGTCCGCCGCAGTCGAGGACGGGCTACGACCGGGCTACCAGTCGAAGCCGGCCGCCAGGCTCGAAGCGTACGACGCTGCTGTCCGGATCGACCTTGAGGCGGCACGGTGGGTGCGGGACCTCGGCGAGGACGATCCGGGCGACCGGCTGGAGAAGAAGGCGGGCGGCCGCAAGGAGGTCGTGCGTGGGTCCGGGACGATCGCGTGCATCCGGCTGCTCGGCGCGCTGGCGGCCTCCGCCGACGAAGTCACCCGCCGCGCGGTCGAGCGCGACGTACGCCGCTGGTGGACCCAGGCCCGCGTCGTCACCGGTTGGGACTCGCCGGCCTGGACCCCGGATAACACCTGCCCGCAGTGCGGGGTCCGCGGCACCCTGAAGGTCAAGCTGGGCGACGCGGTCGCGATGTGCACCAACGATCCGTGTCGGGTGACGTGGGATCAGGACAACATCGGGCTGCTGGCGGACCACATCCGCGCGGAATCGGAGGCGGAGAAGGTGCCGCGGGTGGGGCCGGGGCCGTGCTACTGCCCGTTGCCGAAGCCGATCGTGCCGGACCTGTCGCGGACGTGCGGGCGGTGCGGGTCGGCGCGGTGTACGCACGCGTTGCAGTCGAGGTTGTTGGACACGATCCGGGCTGGCCGGGATGGGAGACTGGGTGCATGATCCATGTGACGGTCCGCGACGGACGCATCGGTAGAGATCCTGCCCGGGTGACGGACGAAGGTGGCGAGATCCTCATGGAGTTCGAAACAAGCGAACCGCTCGATGTCGGTCACCGGCTGAATCTGCCTGACGACACCGAGGTCGTGGTCATCGGCCTCACCGAGCGACTCGGCGCTGGCTGGAGCCAGGTAGTGACCGTGGGCAACTCGTTCGATCCGCCGCAAGACACGCCGGGTGTTTGACTTCCCGCCCGTCTCAGGCGCACCATGTGCCTCGGCAGGTGAAGTGTCTCTACACCTAGCCAATGATGTGACTAGCTCCCCACCGTCCCCCGGGACTGGTGGGGTTCGTCATCTCACCCGCACCGGCCCGAGCCGCGGCTTGTCCAGGACGTTCGGGTCCACCTCGATTGGCAGCAACGTGTCTGCTGGCAGCCACCGCATCACCATCGCCCCGTCGTCGTCCACGAACGCGACCAGGGCGAACCACCTGTAGGAATGGCGCCGCCACTCGACCAGCAGCCCCTGGTAGGGCCGCTCCCAGCGCATGCGGCGTCGGATCAGCACGAACCTGACTGGCTTGTAGTCGGGCCAGCGGTCGCGTTTCGACGGGTTGGCAGCCACACCCCAGACTAGAACACCCGTTCGATCGTCGGAGCGGGTCGCCGGCCTACTACTTGACGACTCCGAGAGACCAGCCATCGACCGACTGCAGGCGGCCACGCCAGAACATTCCGCCCTGTGCGGGGACGAAGCTACCGCCGACGACGTATCGGGCATTCACCAAGTGCACGTAGCGTTCCACGAACACTTCGCCCTCGGCGTCGCGCTCGCCATCAGCCGGCCGCCGCAGCCCTTCACGCAGCTGCGCGGCGATCTCACCGACCGCCTTATCAAGGTCGGCGAACTGCCTGTGCTGCTGATCGAGCCAGGTGTTCCGCCCAACCAAGTCCCCGGTCACCAGGCTGCCACTGACGCTGAGGGTCACAGTCAGGCTGGCTCCGTCGTGCCGCTGCATCAGGTTTGCTAGCGCGCTGAGCCCGGCGTCTGCTGTGAGTTCGACGCCGGTGGGTTCGGTGTCGATCGGAGTCAGGGTCAGAGACTCGCTGGTTTCCATGTTCCGACCCTAGTGGTCGTGCGTCGAGGTCGGAGGCGGAACGTGACGATCACTGACCCCTTCGAGTACGCCGCACGCCAGTTCGAACCCCTCCGACCCGACCCGCACCTCACCGACCCCGCCGGCTGGATCCGCGACCGCCTCGGTGAACACCCCTGGTCCAAGCAACGCGACATCGCCGCGTCCATCGTCGAGCACAGGCGCACCGCCGTCCGGTCCTGCCACGACTCCGGGAAGTCCTACATCGCCTCCCGGATCGCTGACTGGTGGATCGATACCCACCCGCCCGGCGAAGCGTTCGTCGTGTCCACCGCGCCGACCTACAAGCAGGTCCACGCGATCCTGTGGGAAGAGATCCGCGCCGCCGCGAAGCGCGCAGCCGCCAACGGCAACCCGCTGCCTGGCCGGGTCCTGCAGTCCGACGAGTGGAAGCTCGACGACGGCACCCTGGTCGGGTTCGGCCGCAAGCCCGCCGACACCGACGAGCACGGCTTCCAAGGCATCCACCGCCGCTTCGTCCTGGTCATCATCGACGAGGCGTGCGGCGTACCCGAGCAGCTGTGGACCGCGGTCGAGGCGATCACCACCAACGCCGACTGCCGGATCCTCGCGATCGGGAACCCTGACGACCCGAACACCGAGTTCGGGAAGGTCTGCAAACCCGGGTCGGGGTGGAACGTGATCGGGATCTCCGCGTTCGATACCCCGAACTTCACCGACGAGCTGGTGCCCGAAGTGTTGCGGCCGCTGCTGCTGTCCGAGGAGTGGGTGGAGGACAAGAAGCGGCGGTGGGGCGAGGAGTCCCCGCGGTACATCTCAAAGGTCCTCGGGGAGTTCCCCGACGTCGGCGACGACACCCTGATCCCGCCGTCGTGGATCGAGGCCGCCCAGCAGCGGTCGCTACAGCCGACCGAGGATCAGCGGCTCGGTGTGGACGTCGCCCGGTTCGGCACCGACCAGACCATCGTGGTCCAGACGGCCGGCCCGGTCGCCCGGATCGTCGGCAGTTGGTCGAAGCAGGCCACCACCGAGACGACCGGCAGGGTCGTGGAGATCGCCCGGGCCATGGTCGCGTCGTATGTGATCCACGTCGACGGCGTCGGTGTAGGCGGTGGCGTGGTCGACCAGTTGATAGCGCTCGGCTGGCCCGCCCTCGACCTGCAGGCCGGCGCCGCGGCGGCCGACAACGAGCGGTTCGCGAACGCCCGCGCGGAGTGGTACTGGGGGTTGCGGGAGCGGTTCGAGGACGGCGACATCGACCTGGACCCGGACGACGACGAGCTCGCGGCGCAGCTGGGGTCGATGAAGTACAAGTTCACCGCGCGTGGCCAGATCCAGATCGAGTCGAAGGACGACATGCGGAAGCGGGGGCTGCCGTCGCCGGACCGCGCGGACGGGCTGATGCTCGCGTTCGCGCACGTCGCGCCGGACCAGGTCGTGACCGCTGAGGATCTCGAGCCCGAGCTCGCCGACTACTCGATCAGCCCCTACTGACATCAACGACGATTCGAGGCGGTGGACTGTGGGACTGCTCGACCGCATCACCGGCGCCAACCGACTCGTAGAGTCCACGCACCAGATCACCGAGCAGCTCCACACCCAGTCGGTGTCTGAGGAGCTCGGCCAGGCGAACGACACCATCGAGCTCCTGCAGGAGTCGATGGCCGAGCTCGAGCTGGCCCTGGAGGACCAGGACTGGCGTCGCATGGCGGCGTACGCCGAGCAGGAGTTCACCCGCGTCGGGCTGCACCGGATCTCGGTGCTGGCCCGGATCATGTCGGTGGCGAACCCGCTGGTGAAGCGGGGCCTGTCGCTGCGGACCGGGTACGTGTGGGGCGGCGGGGTGTCGATCGCCGCGCGTGCGGTCGGCGACGACGGCGACCAGGACGTCAACGCCGTCGTGCAGGGGTTCCTCGACGACCCGGCGAACCGGAAGGTCCTCACAGGCCCCGGTGCCCGGGAGCGGAACGAACGGACCCTCGGCACGGACGGGAACCTGCTGTTCGCGTGCTTCACCGAGCGGCTCTCCGGTGGGGTGCAGGTCCGGCCGCTGCCGTTCGACCAGGTGACCGACGTGCTGTGCAACCCGCAGGACGCCTCGGAGGCGTGGTACTACAAGCGCGAGTACGTCGAGGACGGGCAGACCCTCACCACGTACTACCCGGACATCGCCTACCGCCCGAGGGGCGCGCGGCCGGTCAGGGTCAACGGCGTGCCGGTGATGTGGGACGCCCCGGTCATCCACCTGAAGGTCAACGACCTGCAGGGCTGGAAGTTCGGGCTCGGCGACGCGTACGCCGTGCTGCCGTGGGCGCGGGCCTATAAGGACTTCCTGACCGACTGGGCGCTGCTCACCAAGTCGCTGGCGAAGTTCGCGTGGCGGGCGACCGGCGACACCAAGTCGCGGGCGTCGCGGGCGGTCACCGCGATCAAGGGCGCGGCCGAGGCGCTGCGTGCACCGCTGACCTCGGAGCCCGCTGGGCAGGTCGCCGCGATGGGGCCGGGCCACAGCCTAGAGGCGATCCCGAAGTCGGGCGCCACCATCGACGCCGAGTCCGGGAAGCCGCTCGCCGGGATGGTCGCTGCCGGCCTCGACGTGCCGGTCACGATGCTGCTCACCGACCCCGGCACCACCGGTGCCCGTGCGGTCGCCGAGACGCTGGACCAGCCGACCGAGAACATGGCGCGGATGCGCCGCGACGTGCACCAGGACTTTCTGACCCAGCTGCTCGGGTACGTGATCGACCAGGCGGTGATCGCGCCGGCCGGGCCACTGAAGGGCACCGTCGGGTGGGATCCCTGGGGGCGGCAGCAGATCACGCTGGCCTCCGACACCGACCGGACCGTGGACTTCACGTGGCCGGACCTGACCGAGGACTCGGTGCTGGAACGCGTGTCCGCGATCGTGGACGCCGACAGCACCGCGAAGATGCCGGCGACCACCACGATGCGGCTGCTGCTCGAGGTCCTCGGTGTGCGCGACGTCGACGAGCTCATCGAGGAGAACACCGACGCCGAGGGGAACTGGGTCGACCCGAACGCGGACGCCGGCGACGAGGCCGTCCGGTCGCACCGCCGCGGCGAGGATCCGGCAGCGCTGGTGCGCTGATGGCTGCGATGCACCGGACGGTCCATGTCCGGACCGAACAGGTTGACCACGAGCACGGCCACTGGTGCAACGACTGCATGCTCAGCACCGGGCTCCGCTGGTGGGACGTCCTGATCATCGGCGGCCGCTGGATCTTCCGCACCATCTGGTGGTGTCACGAGTGCGGCGGCCGGAACATCACGCCGGCGGCCGACGGCGATGCCTACCACTGCTGAGACCCTCCGCCTCGAGTGGCAACTCCGCGCCGAGCTCGCCGGCGTACTCGACTCCCAGACCCGGGACCTGGTCCGAGCGTGGGCGGTCGCGTGGGACGAGGTCGCACCTGACCTGCACCAGGCGATCCTGCTGCTCGCGCAAGACGCCGAGGGCGGCCGGATCCGCCGCGGCACCCTCGCGCGGAACCGGCTGCTCCGGGCCGCGCTGACCACCATCGGGGACCAGCTGCAGGACCTCGCAGCCCGGTCGGGTGTGCGGATCAACGCCGACGTCGGCGACGTCGTCGACCAGGCCGGCCGCACGCAGGCGCTGATCATCGCGTCGATGCTGCCGCCGAACCGGCCCATGATCGACCTCGGCTCCTGGTCGCGGATCCACCCGCTGCGAGTCGAGGCGATGGTGCGGCGCACGACGCAGCAGATCACCGCCTCCCACATCCCGCTCGCCCCGCAGGCATCCGCAGCGGTACGCCGCGAGCTGGTCCGTGGCATCAGCGTGGGGTCGAACCCGCGGCACACCGCCGACCGGATCGTCGCCCGGGCGGAGCGGCCGTTCAACGGTGGCCTGAGCCGGGCGCTGACGATCTCCCGGACCGAGACCCTCGACGCACACCGGGCTGCCGCCCAGCTCGGCCAGTCGCAGCACGCCAGCGTGCTGACCGGGTGGGTGTGGCTGACAAACCTGGACCCTCGTACCTGCCGTGCGTGCATCGGGATGCACGGCACCATGTTCCCGCTCGACGCGCCCGGCCCCGAGGGGCACCAGCAGTGCCGCTGCGCACGGTCCCCGCAGACCCGGTCGTGGGCGGACCTCGGGATCGACCTTCCCGAGCTCGACGTCATGCCGGACGCAGACGCCTGGTTCGCTCGGCTGCCGGAGCGAGAGCAGCGCGACATCCTCGGCGACGACGGGTACGACGCCTGGCGGGCCGGGGACTTCCCGCGCGAGCAGTGGGCGGAGCTGCGGGACAACCCGAAGTGGCGGCAGTCGTACGTCGCAGCCAAGCCACCACCTCGTGGCGCGGGCGGACAGAGCGGTGGCGGGGGTATGCCGCCCCCGGCCGCGCCCCCGACTGGCCCGGACCCGGAGCCGTGGGAGTTCGGGCCAGTCCTCGGTACGCCGGAACAACAGGCCTACGTCCACGGCGGCGAACCACTGCCACCGAGCCGCGACGAGCGAGGCCTGCCGCGACTCCGGGACGAGGACAACGCGAACCACTTCCACACCTACATCCCCGACGCGGACGCCCGCGCGACCGCGCTACTGCAGTACCTCGGGGAGACCCAACGGCTGGTCAAGCAGACCGCCCGCGACCTCGCCGCCGGCGAACCCCGGTCCGACGCGGACGAGCTGCTGCTCGACGCGATGATCGAGGGGCTCGCCGAGCTCCCCGAGACCGGCGTCACCGACACGACGTACACCAGGGCCGACCTGGCCACCGACATCGACGCAGCCGCCCGGTGGCTGCTCGCCCAGCCGGTCCAGTCGGTCGGCACGGTCTGGCGGGGCCTCAACGTTGACGGCGTCGATCTGCTCGCTCCCGACTTCGCCGAGCAGGTGGTCGCTGCCGTGCGGCTCGCCGGCTGGTCGTACGCGTCGACCTCGCCAGACTTCGACACCGCCTCGCGGTACGCCGCCCGTGGCGCCGGCGCGGTGGTGATCATCGAGCTCAACGGCGCGTCCGGGATCGTGCTCGACTCGGTCGGCCGGATGTCGGTGGCACCGGAAGTTCTGGTCTCCGGGTCGGTGACCTCGGCGGCATACACTCAAGTCGGGACAGTCATCGTGATCCAGGGAAGGTGGGCGCCGTGAGCAGTCCGTTCGCGCTACCCCCTGGACCGGAGCGCCGGGCAGCGATGCGGGAGCACCCGCTGGAGTTCAACATCGGCCCCGACGACTACACCGAAGACGAGCTCGCGGCCATGAAGGACGAGGGCGACGAGCTCAGGGCCGCGCTTGAGGGCGCGTCCTTCACTCGGATCAGTCCCGAATCTCCGGGAGCTCCGGCCTAACGCCCTGCCCGCCGGGCTCGTAGGCAACGGCGCCGCATCGCCTGCAGGTCGACACGACGTCCGCGCCCTCCGCGGTCAGATTCAGCTCCTCGACTAGCCACTCGTGCTCACCGCACGCAGGGGGCCGGTCCGCTGCGCCACTCACCCCATCACGCTACCCCGCGACCGGGAGGTACGACCATGCCCAACGGGCCGAAGGAACTGCGGGAGACCGCCGTCATCAGCGAGGCCGCAGCGGCCGCAGCGAAGACGTCCGGGCGGATGCTCGTGCAGCTGATCTCCCCCGGCTGGGGATCGTCTGGCTACTACGCGCCTAAGGTCCTCGCCGAGGCCGCAAAGAACCGGATCATCCCGGCCGGCACCCACATGTACGCCGACCACCCCACCGAGGTCGACGTGCAGCTCCGGCCGGAGCGGTCCATCCGCGACCTGATGGGCGTGACCACCACAGACGCCCGCCTCTCTGCTGATGGCGCGCTGGTCGCCGAGGTGCGGGTCGCCGCGCCGTACCGCGAGTTCGTCAGCGACATCGTGGAGTCGATCGGGGTGTCCATCCGCGGGGACGCCACCGACATCACCGAGGGCGAGGCCGAGGGCCGCCGCGGCCGGATCATCGAGGGCCTAGCGCACGTCCAGTCGGTCGACTTCGTGACCCGCGCTGGCCGTGGCGGGAAGGTCCTCGCCGTTCTCGAAGCCGCGCGGACGATCGCGGAGGCCCGCGGCCAGATCACCGAAAACGTCCCGGTCAACCCGGCCGGGCAGTCCACACCCAAGGAGAACACCATGGGCAACATCCAGATCGAGGAGGGCGAGCACAAGGCCCTCGTCGAGAAGGCCGGCCGGGTGGACACGCTCGAGTCGGAGCGTGACACCCAGAAGGCCCGCGCCGACAAGGCGGAGGCCGCGCTCGCCGAGGCGACCAAGGCCACCGAGGAGGCGGCCAAGACCGCTGAGGAGGCCAAGAAGGTCGCCGAGGCCGCCGGCAAGCCGCGCACCCCGCGGGAGCTGCTCGGCGACGAGGTCGCCTCGATGCGCCGCGAGCTCGCCGAGGTCAAGGCCCGCGATGCCGCCCGCGACATCGTCACGGCCGTCCTCGCCGAGTCGTACGTCGCTGACGAGACCCGCGCCCGCCTGGCCGCCGAGCTCATCCACAACGTGCCGCTGACTGAGGCCGGTGCGCTCGACGAGAACGAGCTGCAGCGCCTCGCCGAGAACGCACGCGACGTCGCCGAGACCGAGACCGCCGCGGTCCTCAAGGCTGCCGGGATCGGCACGCCGCGCGGACTCGGCGCACTCACGGCCCCGGTCGCGGAGGCCGCGGCCGAGAAGGACTCCGCCGACCTGGTGGAGAAGTTCCAGGCGCTCGGGCTGTCCGAGTCCGCCGCCAAGACCGCCGCGAAGGGGCGCTGATCCACCATGGCAAAGAACCGCGAGTACGAGCGCGGGACTCAGATCCCGCTCAACGTGTCGGCCGTCAACGGCTCCGGCGTCGGCGACCTGGTCAAGTCCGGCGACCCGGGCGCTGTCGGGCAGCTCCCGTTCGTGGCCCTCATCGACGAGGGCACCGATGGCATCGCCACCTGCCAGACCGACGGTGTGTTCCGCCTGGCCGTGTTCGGCCACGACGGCACTGCCAACGCCGCGATCGCGGTCGGCGACCTCGTCGTGTGGGACAACACCGGCGGGACGCTGGAGAAGACCCCCGGGTCGGCCAGCTCGGTCCGGTTCGGCTACGCCCTCGGGGCGGTCGCCAGCGGTGCCACCACCACCATCCCCGTCAAGCTCGGCTACTGAGTCCAAGGAGACCCACATCATGAGCGAGTTCCTGGAGCTCCTGGAGACCATCCGGTCCGAGGACGCCAGCACACAGCGGCTGTTCGGTGACGCCGGCCGCGGCATCCGCAGCATGCGGAAGGACGACCCCCGCTACCAGCGGTCCCTCAACGAGGCGATCACCCTGGTCGAGGGCGTCGTGTCCGGCCGCGTCCCGATGCACCGACTGCAGGAGGCGATGTCCACCTCGGACTTCCCGCTGCTGTTCGGCGACATCCTCGACCGGTCGATGCTCGGCACCTACAACGAGTGGCCCTCGATCTGGCGCAAGCTGGCCAAGAAGGGCACGGTCCGCGACTTCCGCACGGTGAAGAAGTTCTTCACCGACGGCGCCGAGGCGATCCTGCCGGCGGTCAAGCAGGGCAGCGAGTACAAGGAAGCCGCTCTGTCCGAGGGCAAGTACGAGTACTCGGTCGGCAAGTACGGCCGCCGCCTCGGCTTCCTCTGGGAGGCCATGATCAACGACGACCTCGACGCCCTGCGGGACGCCCCGCAGCGACTGGCCAAGGCCGCCCGCATGTCGGAGGAGCGGTTCGCCACCGAGCTGTACGCCGACGGTACCGGCCCAGATGCCGCGTTCTTCTCGGTGGGCAACAACAACCGGCTCACGGCCAACCCGCTGACCGTGGCGGGCCTCCAGACGGGCATCACCCGGCTGAAGGGTTTCAAGGACGTCGATGGCAACCCGATCTTCACCGGTCTGGTCCGCCTCGAGGTACCGCCGGCCCTGGAGATCACGGCGAAGAACATCATCAACGCCACCGAGATCCGCGTCGCGGCCGGTTCCGGATCGGCCACCACCGACCAGCTGGTCGCGAAGAACTGGATGGACAACGAGGTCGTCGAGCTCGTCGTCAACCCGTGGCTGCCGATCGTCGACGAGAGCGCGAACAAGGACAACACCTGGTACCTGTTCGCCGACCCGGACGTCGGCCGCCCGGCCATGGAGGTCGGCTTCCTCCGTGGCCACGAGTCGCCGCAGCTGTTCATGAAGGCGCCGAACGCGATCCGGATCGGTGGCGGCATGGTCGGCGCCGAGGAGGGCTCGTTCGAGACCGACGGCCTCGACTACAAGGTGCGGCACGTGTTCGGAGGCTCCCTGATGGAGCCGAAGGCCGCGCTCGCGTCGATCGGGGCGTGACCGGAGATGGCTCGCTACTACCTGCCCCCGACGGTCGTGGAGAAGCCCGTGCGGGCGCCGCGAAAGGCCGCTGCGCCGAGCAAGGACAAGGGCAAGGACGCCGACAAGGGCACGGACCCGAAAGTCGACCTCGAGAAGCCGGACGCCACCGGCTCCGGCGAGCCGGCCAAGCCGCCCGCCAAGAAGGCCGCGTCCCCGGCCAAGTGAAGCCGGTGAACGGGGTGGGCGACGTCAGCGCCCACCCCGTCCGCCACACACCGTCTGACCACCATGTCTGATCGGAGGCCCTGATGGCGTACGACCCGACCACACCCGCCGGTCAGGTGCGGCTCCTGATCAACGACACCGACGACAGCGACCCGGTGTTCTCCGACGAGGACATCACCGCGTTCCTCACGCTCGAAGGCGACCGGGTGAAGCGGGCCGCCGCGCAGGCGATCGACACGATCGCCGACGACGAGGTCCTCACCTCCAAGGTCATCAGGGACCACAACCTCTCCACGAACGGCGCAGCCGTCGCCAAGGAGCTCAAGGAGCGCGCGAAGTCGCTTCGTGAGCAGGCCGACGAGGACGACGAATCGGTCTTCGAGATCATCGACCTCGTCGGGAACGACTTCCCCTCGACGGCGTGGTTTTGATGCGGCGCCACCACACGGGGTCCGGGAAGCGCCGCGTGATCCCGGCCGACTGGCAGCACCACCACGCCCCCACGATCGAGGCCACCCTCGCGTCCACCGTGGCCATCGGCCCGGCCGCCGGCACACCCGCCTGGAACCCGGCCACCAAGCAGACCGAGACCGCCGCTGTGCCGCCGGTCTACGACGGCCCCGCAGCCGTGCAGGCGGTCGCAGCGGGGCTCGGCGGCAACACCTCCAAGCGGGTCGCCGAGGAGCTCGTCCCGCACCGCAGCTACGAGGTCACCCTGCCGTGGGACGCGACCACCGAGGTCACCACCGACCACGTCGTCACGGTCACCGCTGACGAGGACCCGGACATGGTCGGGCGGCGGTTCACGATCAACACCATCGAGCGCGGCACGCGCCGGTTCTCCCGCGTCCTTCAGGCGACGCTCATCTACTAGCCCCGAAGGGCGGTGCGTCGTGTTCACGATCGACCTGTCCGAGGTTCACGCGCTGGCCGGGCACATGCTCGCCCACGCCGAGCAGACCGAGCCGATTGCCGAGCAGATCGTCGGGAAGGTGGCCTTCGACATCGAGGCCGCCGCGAAGGTCCTGGTGCCGGTCGACACCGGCAACCTGAAGAACTCGATCGCCGCCGATCTGAACGGCCTGGAAGCCACGGTCACCGCGGACACCGAGTACGCCGACTACGTCGAGTTCGGCACCTCCAGGATGGCGGCCCAGCCGTACATGGGCCCCGCGTTCGACCTGCGCAGCCCGGACCTCGAGTCCGCGCTGGCCCAACTCGGGGAGCAGTGCATCTGATGCCGATCTCGCGTGAGGAACTGTACGCCGCGGCCGTGGACCGGGTGACGCTGCTGCCCGGGATCACGGTCTACCAGGGCGAGGTCCCGGCACAGCCGCCGGTCACCCTCGACAGCGGCGGCGAACCAGACCCGGCTGGCCGGGTCGCGCCATACGCCGTGCTCTACGGGTCCGCCGGCGCCCCCACTGCTGGAGGTGCGTCGCTCAACGACTGCGGTGACCACCTCGACTGGACCCTGCCGGTCACGGTCGCCGCGGGCTACCAGCGGGACCTCCTGGACGCCATCGACCTGGTCCACAACCAGCTGTACCGCTGGCACCCGACCGGGCTGACCGGGTTCGTCACCGACGGGTTCCGGCCTGTCCCCGGGTTCAACCCGAGCACTCGGCGCGACGACGACGTCGACCCGCCGCGGCACTTCCTGCCCCTGCTGTACCGGCTCATCGCCACCACCTGAGGAGAACCATCATGGCAACACTCGCCTACCGCCAGGCCAAGATCGGCGGCACCAACCTCGTCCTGCCGGCAGCGTCGGTGGGCGGCGACAAGGTGTCTCCGTCCCAACACGGCGTCGTGCTGTTCCGCAACGGGGACGCCGCGTCGAAGACCGTCACCGTCGCCACACCCGGGGTCGACAAGTACGGCCAGGCCCGCCCGGACATCGCGATCACGGTGCCGGCGAACACGACCGCGGTGATCGGGCCGTTCCCGGCCGACCTCGGCGACACCGTCGGCGACGGCCTGGTGGCGCTGACCTACAGCGCGGTCACCAACTGCACCGTCGACGCGGTGTCGCTCTGATGGCCGGTCGGCTGGTGAAGGTCGTCCACGAGAACGGCCGCGTGGGGTACGTCGCGGAGACGTATCCGCCGCTGGTCGCGGGGCTGCTGCGGGTCGCTCCGTCCGAGGAGGCGGCGATCAACCTGCCTCCCGACGAACAACCCGTGGACCCAGGCGACCCCGAGGACGAGCAGCCCGCCGACGAGCCCAACGACAAGGCCCCGCCCCCTCCCGAACGCCCGGATCCGCTCCCCGACCCGGTCGTACCGGACACACCCACCCGCAAGCGCAACACCAAGTCCAAGGAGGACTGACGCATGCCGAAGATGCTGGCTGACGCCAACGAGAAGCTGGTGTGGGTGCCCGACGGCGGCCTCGCCAACGACCTCGTCCCCACCCCCGCCGAGCTCAACGCCGGCACCGTGCTCGACATGTCGTGCCTGGTCACGAAGGCGAACTACGCGCTCGGTGCCACCGGCGACGAGTCCATCAACGACCCCGCCCTGTGCGCGTCCGGCAACTCGTCCGCGCCGGGCAACACCAACTACGAGGCCGGGATGGACTTCTTCCGGTGGACCATCGTCGCGGAGGACGACGCCTGGACCACGTTCACCCAGAAGGGCATCGCTGGGACTCTGGTCCGCCGGATCGGTCTCCCGTACACGACCGCGTTCGCCGCCGGCCAGGAGGTCGGCGTGTACGGCGCCCTGACCGGCACACCGTTCCTGCTGGTGCCCGACGCCAACGGCGGGTTCCGGAAGTTCCGGCAGAACTTCTTCATCCAGTCCGAGCTCGTCGACGAGCGCGTGACCCTTGCCTAACCCTCCGCCTGACCCAGTCCGGGTGGCGGGCGTCCCTGGTCGAGCGCCCGCCACCCTCTGCCCCACCCCATCGACCAGATCGACCACTTCGACCAAAGGACCCACCCATGAGCGACCACCCCCTCGGCGACATCGACGGCACGAGCGGCACCGACGCACCTTCCCCGGTATCGGAACCGTCGATCGTCGACCAGATCCTCGACCTCGACAAGCTGCTATCGGCCGACGTACGCCGCGCCGAGCGCACCGCACGGTTCTGCACCGCTCCGCACCTCCAGGCCGACATCGAGGCACTCGAGGCCGAGCTGGAGACCCTCACTGACGACCGCGGCAACCCGCTCGACGAAGAGGGCATGAACGACAGCGGTCGCACGGCCACCGGTGTGGCGCTGGAGATCCGCGCGAAGCGGCAGGAGATGGCTGACGCCATGGTGTCGGTGCGGATGAGGCAGCTCGAGCTGGACCAGTGGGAAGCGTTCCTCACCAAGCACCGCGCGACATCCGGTGAGGAGCGGCCGATGGAGTTCTGGTTCGAGCTGATCTCGCTATCCGCCTGCGCTCCGGTGATGACCCAGGACCAGGCCGCTCGCCTGACGAAGAAGTACGGCCGGCCCGTGCTGACCGAGCTGTCCACCAAGGCGTGGCAGGTGAACACCGAGTCAGGTGTCTCGGTCCCAAAATCGTCGCGCTCCTCGGCCGTCCTGAGGCGCGCGGCGCGCGGATAGAGCTCGCCCTCTGCGAGCGGCTGCAGGTCCCCCCGTCGCAGCTTCGGGGCCGGCCGACGATCACCACCTACGAGTACGACGCCGACGGCAAGATCCTCCGCACCGTCACGGCGTCGCCGTGGACCCCTGAGGACCGCGTGCTGATGGTCGCGTGGCGGCTCTACAACGAGTCGCTGTGCCCCGGCTGCGGCCACCCGAAGGCGACCGCCTGGCACCCGGACAACGGCGGCGGCTGGTTCGAGGTGGGTCACCGGGTCGTGTGCCACGCGTGCACCGCAAGGTCCGCGCCGGACAAGGACGGGATCCAGCACGACGTCGAGTACCTCGGCGTGGTGGACACCCGCGACTACGACGCCAAGCCGCTCCCGATCATCGACCCCCCGGAGGAGGAGTGACCTGTGGCCGACGAAGCGCGCTCTGTCACTGTCCGCCTCAACGCGATGGTCGACGGGTACATCCGAGACATCCGTCGCGCCGGGCAGGCGACCGAGTCCGCGTTCCGTGGAGCCAACGTCCAGATAGGGCAGCTCAACGACGGGATCACCCAGCTCAACCAGAACACCTCGCAGCTCAACACGAACACACACACACTCACCCAGCAGATCACCAACGGCGACAACTCGCTCGACCGGTACTCCGGCCGGCTGAAGCTGCTGGCAAAGATCCTCGGAACCATCGGTCCGGGGCTGATCCCGATCGGCGCCGTCGGAATCCCCGCCGTGACAGGCCTCGCGTCCGCGCTGACCCTGACCGCCATTGGTGCCGGCGCGACGGTGCTCGCGTTCCAGGGTGTCGGAGACGCACTCGACGCGATCGAGAAGGCGCGCCTCGAGCCGACCGTTGAGAACATCGAGGCCGCGCAGATCGCCATGGGTCGGCTGTCACCGGCGACCCAGCAGTTCGTGCAGCAACTGCGGTCTCTCGCACCCCTCGGCCGGCAACTGCGGTTCTCCGCGGCTGAGGGACTGTTCCCAGGCTTCACCGAGGCACTCGACACCATCGAGTCCCGCGGCCCTGAGGCGGCCGCGATCCTGGAGGAGATCACCGACACCATCGGTGACCTCGGCGCCCGGGCGGCGGACTCGCTGGCCGGCGACGAGTGGGACGAGTTCTTCGACTTCCTCCAGACCGACTCCCGGCAGACCCTCACCGACATGGGTGTCGCGGTCGGCAACCTGACCCGGGCGTTCACCGAGCTGCTGATGGCGTTCGACCCCCTCAACGACGACTTCACCGGCTGGCTGGTCGACTCCACAGACGACCTCGCCGAGTGGGCCGACGGCCTGTCGCAGACCGAGGGCTTCAAGGACTTCGTGGCCTACGTCCGCACCAACGGCCCCCAGGTCGCCGCGACGTTCGGCGCGATCGCCGAGGCAGCCGTCGACATCGTCCAGGCCGCTGCCCCGATCGGCGGCCCTGTCCTCAAGGGCATCGAGGCCCTCGCTCGCGGCCTGTCGGCGATCGCAGACTCCGACGCCGCGACCCCGCTCATCGCGATGTACGCCGCCTCGGTGCTGGTCGGCCGCGGCGCCAAGGCCGTGACCGCACTCCGGGCCGCTGTCGCAGCCGTAGGCATCACCGCGGCGAGCACGCGAACCGCACTGCTCAGCCTCAACACGGTCCAGTTCGGCGCTGCACTCGCCGGCATCTACGGAATCAACGCCGCCTTCGAGAAGCTCACGGACAACAACCTCACAGAGACAGACCTGACCCGCGGCCTTGAGGCACTGTCCGATGGGCGCTGGACGGGCAACCTGGAGGACGTCGGCGGCCATCTGGTCAACATCAACGCCGCGATGGGCAAGGTCAACGATGTCATGTCGGACATCTTCACCCTCGGCATCGACCGGAGCAGCCTTGAGGACGCCGAGGACTTCGTTAGCCAGCTCGACGAGGCCCTGGCTGCGCTGGTCGAGGGCGGCAGGGCCGAGGAGGCCGCCGCGGCGTTCGACAAGATCGTCAAGAAGGGCACCGACGCCGGAGTCAGCGCGGAGGACGCCGAGAAGCACTTCACCCAGTACGCCCTGGCGTTGGACAACGCCAAGGCCGCCGGCGAGGACTTCGAGGGCCCCGACGCCGACGGCGCCGCACGGAGCCTGTCGGACGCAGCGCGCGCAGCTGAGGACTTCCGCCGCGCGGTGGAGAGCGTAAACCGGGTACTGGCCGGGCGTGCGTCGTGGCGAGACTACGAAGCCGCTGTCGACGCCGCCGCAGCGTCGCTGCGTGAGCACGGCCGGACCCTGAACATCGACACCGCGGCCGGCCGGGCAAACGAGCAGGCGTTGGACGACATGGCCTCGACCGCGGTGAAGCTCGCCGAGAACCTGAGGGGCCCGGGCCGCGCCCGGTTCCTCATCCGTGCGCGCGAGGACATCATCGACGCGGCTCGTGCGTTCGGGAAGGGCCGCAGCGAGGCCCGCGCACTCGCCGATGAGCTGCTGGATCTGGACAGCCTCAGTGCGGAGGCGACGCTCGAGTTGCGGGACCGTGCGTCGGCGAAGCTCGCGCGGGTCCAGGCCGCGCTGGAGAAGTACGGCCTCACCGAGGGCGAGGCGTCCGCGGCGCTGCGTGACGTGGCGTCCGGGCGGATCAAGACGGTCCAGGGCCTGATCGACAAGTACGGGCTCTCGGAGCGCGAGGCGACCGCGCTGCTGAAGGACCTCGCGGCTGGGAAGCTGCGGAACATCATCAGCCTGCAGAACCAGGCGGACCGAGACATCACCTCGACCATCACCATCAACACGATCCGCAACGAGTACTTCAACCAGAAGCGCCGCGACATTGCCAACCTCCAGGCGACCGGCGGCATGTGGTCCGGCAACGTGCAGACGTACGCATCCGGCGGCATGGACGTCCCGAACGGTCACCAGCCGGAGATCGCGGGCGCGGGCGCGTGGCGGGTGTGGGCGGAGCCGGAGACCGGTGGGGAGTCGTACATCCCCCACGCCAACGACCACCGCCGCCCGCGCGCGAAGGAGATCTTGTCGCGCACCGCCGACATGTTCGGCGGCCGGGTCGAGTGGTACGCCGACGGCGGCTGGGCACGCGCTGCCGGCCCTGACCTGCGGCGCATGGAGTCATCCCGGAGCCAGGCCGCCAACTGGCCTACCCACTTCACCATGTCCGGCCGCCTCGACTCGGAGTTCGGGCCGGCGTACGTCGAAGGCGTCGCGTCTGTCGCGGCCCGCGCGGAGATCGACGAGGAGCGTCGGTTCGATGAGGTGAGGAGCGGCCGATGACCACGATCACCGTCCGCAAGGGCTACGACACCTACGTCACCTCGACCCTGCCCAACAAGGAGTCCGGGGACGCGAAGTACCCCCGCATGATCACCGCGGTCGCCCGGACGCTGCTGTTCATCAACCCCGGCCGGATCAAGGGCCGCACCGTGCTGTCCGCCACCCTGATCGGCCGCGCCGCCGGGAACCCCGCGTGGATCGCGAACACCGTGTCGGTGCAGCGGCTGACCGCCTCGTGGTCGGCGAAGACCGCGAACTGGACCAACCAGCCCGGCGTCACTGGGACCATCGCCACCGAAGCCACCGGCGCGCTCGCCCCGGGTGACGTCGTCGAGATCGACGTGACGACGCTGATCCAGCAGATCGCGAACGGCAACCCGAACTACGGGTGGAGGATCACCACCGACTCCGCGACCACCCACCAGTGGCGCGGGTTCGACCAGCCGTTCGACTCCTGGGAGCTCGTCACCGTCCTGTCGGACGCACCCGAGCAGCCGGTCCAGCTGAACCCCGGCGGCGGCGTGGTCGCCAAGGACAAGCCCACGCTGTCGTGGGACTTCATCGACTTCGGCGGGAACACCGAGCAAGCGGCGTTCCAGGTCCAGATCGACCCGGCACAGAACGGCACGACGCCGGCGTTCGCGTCCGGCACCGTCACGTCACCGGACCCCGAGTACAACCTGGCGACCTCGGCGTACCTCGGGATCGGCGCTGGGAACACGACATGGTGGCGGGTCCGCGTCCAGGACGGCGCCGGGCTGTGGTCGGCGTGGTCCGACTGGGTGTCGATGAAGTTCGTCGCGAAGCCGACACTGATCATCGACAACCCCGGCATCGCCGGCGTGCTGTTCGACCCGACCAGCGACATCCTCGCCCACATCGCGTCCGGGGTCCTGACGCAGTACCGGATCAAGATCACCGGGCCCAGCAAGGCAGGTGTCCGGTACGACACCGGGTGGCGGCCCGCCACCCACGCCACCAACATCGCCCACACCCTCCCGCTACGGAACGCCAACGGCCTGCTGATCCTGAAGGACGACTCCAACTACCAGGTCGGCGTGTTCGCCCGCGACAGCCAGGCCGACCGCGAAGGGTCGATCGGGGACTTCCCGCACATGGAGGAGTGGCGGACCTTCACCTTCGACGACGACGACCTGCTGACCGCGCCGAACTCACTGACCGCCGTACAGGTCGGGAAGAGCCCCCAGGTCAAGCTCACCTGGAACCGCGCGGCCGCGCCGGACGCGTGGGTCGTACGGCGCGACGGTGTGGTGATCGCACGGCCCGACCCGTCCGACGTCATCGCGCCGGGCGGTGGGGTGTACGAGTGGACTGACGACGGGTACGCCGCGCCGCACCAGCAGCACTCCTACACCGTCCGCGCCGTGGTGAACCAGAAGCAGTCGCCGCCGTCGAACACGGCGAACGTGACCACCAAGGTCGAGGGCGTGTGGCTGATCACCGAGGCCCACCAGGCGGTGAAGCTCCGCGGCGTCGGTGTCGAGGAGTGGGCGATGCGGGAGCGGCGGGCCACCTATGCGCCGTTGGGGTCGCCGGTGCCGGTGGACATCATCTACGCCCAGGAGGGTCTGTCCGGGCCGTTCAAGGGTTGGGTGCACACTGAGCCGGTCGAGGACATCTCGCTGACCGTGGCGCTCGCGCGGCTGCAGGACATCAAGGACGCGCCGACCGATCCGGTGTGGCTGGTCGCCGCGGACATGGCCATCAAGGTGCGGTTGCGGAACCTGACGTTCTCCCCGCACCCGGACACGAACCCGAAGATGCTGCGGCACCAGGTGGCGTTCGAGTTCTGGCAGGTCGACCACACCGAGATCGGGTTCCAGGCGTGAGACGCCTCGGCCTCAACGCAGCCGAGCTGCGGCTCTACCACCAGACCCTCCGCAGCACGCACTGGCGGCGCCGCGAGGTCGTCATCACCAACCTCAACGGCATCGTGCAGCGCGAGCTCACCCCGCGGATCCTCGACGGCCAGGTCATGGTCGACTCCACCGCCGAGGTCACCAGGATCCTCGACCTCCGGTTCCTCGACCCCGGCCGCACACTCGGGTTCGAACCGGACTCCCCGTCCGAGGCCTCCATGCACCGGTCGCGCGCGATCTCGGTGATCGACTCCGTGCTGGTCCCGGAACTCGACGCCTGGATCGACTGCCCGGTGTTCTACGGCCCGATCTGGGACTTCGACCGGCAGGGCCCCGTGGTGTCGGTCGTCGCGCACGGCTGGGACCGGCAGGCACTCGGCCAGCAGTGGTCGCCGCGGACCTTCCCGAAGAAGATGCGGAAAACCAGCGTGATCCGCGCGCTGCTGGCCGGCGTCGGCGAGACCCGGCTCGGCGGGGTCCCGGACCTGCCGATCACCATGCCGAACCGCCTCACCATCGGCCGGATGGACTCACCGCTGCCGAAGGCGAAGAACCTGGCGCGGTCGATGGACCGCCACCTGTTCTACGACGGCGCCGGCGTACCCCAGCTCCGCGGCTACTCCGGCCGTCCGGTGTTCACCTTCGGCGACCGGATGCTCCTCGACGAGCCGCTGATCCACCGCTCCACTCAGGGCTACAACGCGTGGGAGGTCCTCGGCGCGAAGCCGAAGGGCTCGAAGATCCGGGTCCGCGGCCAGGCGTACCTGCCCGAGGCGCACCCGATGTCGCGGCAGTCGCTCGCCAGGAACGGCGCGCTGCACACCATCGCGCGGCGCGAGGAGAACGACCAGATCAAGACCAGGGCCGAAGCCGAGAAGAAGGCGCTGCGACTGAGGGACGACCAGGCCCGCACGATCACCGAGTACACCGTCGACGTCATCCCGGTCCCCCACCTAGACGAAGGCGACATGGTCGCCGTCGACTGCGCCGACGGCCGGTTCCTGCTCCGCATGCAGAAGTGGGCGTACCCGCTCGCCGGCGCGCCCGATGGGATCGAGGAGGGGCAGCCGATGACGATCAGCGTCGTACGCCGCCTCACCCGTGCTCGCCGTAGCCGGCCGGGCCGCGGCCGGGGCGGGCTGCAGGCGGTCCCGGTCCGATGACCCAGGAACGCGGCCACCTGAGCGCGGTCGATCAGCGGTGGGACGGCGACGAGCTCACCGCCGCCGCCCTGGTCAACGCCACGGTGCTCACGGTCGGCGACGTCGCGGACTTCGATGAGGAGGGCGGGTGGCTGCGCCTGAACGGCGTGATCATGCCGTACCTCACGATCGACGACACCCTCGCGACCATCACCCTCGCGAACCCGCTCGCCGCGGCGGCCGCTGTCGAGGACCGGGTGGAGGTGTGGGACGCCGACAACAGCCAGCCCGTCACCGAGTACGTCGGGCACGTCATCCTCGACGGCCAGGAGGACGGCGACCCTGTCGAGGCGTCGATCGACCACGCCCTGGTCCCGCTGCTCACGCAGACGATCCGCACCGAGGGCGGCGAGTCCGTTGTACTCGACTGGGACGGCGATGACCTGCGGATCGTGAAGGTCGACGGGAAGCAGCCGATCGGCGACGCCACCTACATCGACCCGGACACCCTGCCGGACATCACCCTGCCAACCGCGCCGCCGGCCACGTCGCCGGCGCTGACCGTGACCGGCGCGCCGAACGCCCTGATCATCCGTGCCGACGAGGTCGCGGCGTCCACCGAGATCGAGTACCACATCTCCACCACCGACGGGTTCATCCCCAGCGGCGCCACCCTCAGCGTGACGACACGCGCCACGGTGTACGTACTCGAGAAGCTGCCCGACGGGTCCCCGCTCCAGCTCGACACGACGTACTACCTCCGCGCGGTCGCGAAGAACATCATTGGTTCCGCCGCGGCGGGCACCCAGGCGTTCGCCCAGCTCGACGTTGACGCCGTACGCACCGTTGTCGCCGCCGAGGTCGTCGCCGGGTTCATCCTCGCCGGCCGCATCCAGGTCGGCGTGGCCTACATCGACGCCGAAGAGGGCCTCGTCATCCCGCAACCCGGCGGCGGCACGATCACCCTGCCCGTCGACGGCGTCACCCCGGCACAGATCACCGCACACCTGATCGCCCGGTCCCTCACCGTCGAGGACAACGCCAACTTCTACGGCCTCACCCAACTGTTCGGCACCGTGCGCCTCGCAAACGGCGTCACCAACCCCACCCAGCCCGCCGGAGTCTCCCGCACCTGGCCGAACCTGGTGATCGGCTTGGTCAGCGGCCAGGACATCCTCTACGGCCTCACCGACAACTCGGCCGGCACCAGCTGGCTCTCGACGTTCGCGTTCGGCGGACTATGGATCCTGGCCGCCGACAAGACCACCGGCGGGGTCCTGAACACCCAGGTCACCGGCACCAACCTCAACCTGTTCCAGCCGTCCGGGATCACCAGGCTCTCCTCGACGTACTACGTCCTCGGCCAAGACCTCGCCCGTGACGGCCGCTGGTTCGTCTACATCATCGACGGCGGCACCTTCGCGAAGACCGGCGAGTGGGAGTACACACAGGAATCCACCGGCAAGCGACCCGCGATCGGCAACGACGGCACCAACGTCGCGATCGCCCGCTGGAACACCGTGTCCGGGACCGACCGGATCGTCGTACGAACCTTCACCCCGGCGACCGGTGCGATCCAAACGACCACGACCTGCAACTCGCCGACCCCGAAGGACCTGACCGGCCTGTTCGTCGGGACCGCGGACTTCGGCGCCACCCGCATCATCGCGACCTGGAGCCAGGCCGTCTTGGCGTTCAACTCCAGCGGCGGGTCACAGCCCACCCACGCGTGGGCGCGCGCCGCAGCTGCTCCAGTCCGGGGGCTCTACTGGGACGGCACCCGGTTCCACCACCTCGACACCGAGGGCAACGTCTGGCACTACTCGCGCCGGCCGACCACAGCGACGGTAGACGTCGCGTACACCTGGTACGACGGAGACGCCGGCGGCACCGGCACCCACGAGACGATGGCCAGCCCGCTCACGTCGTTCTCGTGGTCCAACCGGTCCTGGCTGTCGGTGGAGCACCCCCCGGCCCCACAGGTCGCGGAGACCAGCAACCCGGATGCCGCTGACCAGTCCCGCGGCTACGTCGCCGCAACGGGCAGCGCCGTCCGGCTGCAGGCGACACCGGCGGTTGGGACCCGGACCTACACGATCGACATCCTCGACACCTTGTCGGCGACCGCGCCGGCGAGCAACAACTTCCCGCCGTCGGCGGTGCCCGGCACCTTCGAGTCGGCGGCCACCGACGCCGAAGGCGCGCTAACCAAGCTCGACGGCGCCGGGTTCGCCCGTATCAAGGGCACCGACGGCTGGGACAACCTGACGATCTCGGGGCTGTACACCGCTGGGTCACCGACCCCGCAGTACCGCAAGGACCCGGTCGGCAACGTCCACCTGCGTGGGCAGATCAACGTGAACACCGCCGCCGACGGCGACACAGCGTTCACCCTGCCCACCGGCTATCGACCAACCGGCACGACCCGCCGCATCAATGACACGCTGCCGCTGACCTCCCAAGGACGGTTCCTCATCAACTCCGACGGCACCGTGACGCTCCACCGGCGCGGCCAGACCACCGGCTCGCCGTCGGACCCGGCTCCGACCCAGTTCTTCATCGACTGCGTGTTCTCCACCTACTAGTGAGGAGCCGTTCATGACCGACGAGCAGGTGCCGCCGGGGTCGGTGGTCATCACGCCCGAGACGATGTACCGGGAGTCGCACGAGCGCTACGGGCGCATCGAGGCGGCGCTGACAGGGATCCGCACCGAGTTGCACCCGCTCCCCGCGCAGCTTGCCGAGCACGACGCGTACATCAACTCTCTCCGCCAGGCTGGGCTCCCGGAGCGGTTCAGCGTCGTCGAGGCCGACGTCCAGGTGCTCAAGGGCCGATGGATGTGGGCGGTCGGAGCCGCCACTGCTGCGGCGTTCCTCGCGGGCATCCTCGGCAGTCTCCTGCCCAAGGCCTTCTAGCGCAGGCAGCAATGCCCGCCGAGCCGCCCGTCTCCCGGCAGATGAGCTGCACGGCCTGCCCGCACGAACACCACCTACTTCCCTGCGACGCCGACGGCTGCGACTGCCACGACGTCCCCCTGCCCGGAATCGACCTGTAGGAGACCACCACCATGGCCGACACCCTCCTCGACCCCGACGGCCCGCCGAGCAACGGCCGCTGGGTCGACGTGTGCGACCTCCTCGGCACGGTCACCATCGAGGAGGCCGAGGAAGGCCGCCGCCTCGGCGAGACCATCGACACCGCCGACGACGAAAGCAACGGCTTCCGCGTCGCCCGGTTCGCCATGGGCAACGACCGTCTCACGGCGCTGGAGAAGGCGCAGGTCCTGAAAGCCGTGATGCTCGCGCACGGCGTCCCCGAGGTGTCGATCGAGCTGCAGCCCGGCCGGCCGAACACCCACGGCATGTGGCATGCCCTGTTCGTGGTCGGCGAGATGTCTCACCACACCGTCTCGCGGTTCGGCTCGAACCTGACCCCGGTCCTCGCGCTCTGCAAGTCGGGCCGCTCCGACGTCCCGGGGCCGCTGTGCAACGGGTACGGCGGGTACGACCTGTGCTACCGGATCATCACGTTCGGGTACGCCAACCACCCCGGAGCAGGCGGCCCCTTGACTGTGAAGGCCAAGACGGCCGGCACCTTCACCATCCCCCGCGACTCGGCGCGCCGCTACGTGTGGGGCACCGAGTGGGAAGGCGGCCTCAACGCCGCCGACTGGGACCGCAAGCTCACCAACCCCCGCAACGGCAAGTCGATGACGATGCGGGAGTTCATGGGCCGCTCGAACGCCGCCCTGCGTGAGTACCACCAGATCGTCGCGCACCTGGAGCACTCCACGTGGGCGCCCAACCGGAAGATCGACCGTCTCGGATACACCGCAGCCGAAGGTGAAGCCGAGCTTCGCCGATTCATCAAGGAGGACGACGACATGACCCCCGAGGAACTGCGCGCCATCCTGCGCGCCGAGGTGCCCGCCCTGGTGCGCAAGGAGCTGGCCGCCGCCCGCGAAGAGCAGACCGAGTCCGTGTGGGCTCACCAGGTCCCGAATCGCGTGCTGGAGGGCAAGACCATCGGCACAGGTTCGCTGCTGTCCTTCATGCACGAGGACCTGCACGGGATGAGCAAGGGCGAGGTCGAGCCGGACCCAAAAGCCTGACGCTCACCTTCGCCACCCACAACACCCACCGCGGTGACGTGCTGTGGAAGCCGATTGGCGACGTCATCTGCTGGCAGGAGTGCATCAACGCCGAGGTCCGCGCCGACCTCGCCAGGACGCTGCCCTACCACCACGTGACGTTCAACGACGACGACTTCGGGCCGGGCATGAACTCCATCAGCTACCGGCCCGACCTGTTCCGCCTCGTGGCGTTCGACTCGGAGAAGGCCTCCGAGGCCAGGGCCGGGGTAAGCCCGGCACGGTTCGTCTGCTGGGTGATCCTGGAGCACATCGCCACCGGCGTCCGGTTCGCCGTCGTGAACGTCCACTTCATCTCCGGCGCGTTCCGGATCCCGCCACCGCTCAACGTGGTGTGGCGCCTGGCGCAGTGGTTCAACAACCGCCGCGTCCTCCGCCGCGTCGTCGGCGACCTCCGCGCGCGCGGCCTCCCGGTGCTGGTCGGGGGTGACCCGAACCGGAAGCGGTGGGACATCCTCGGCGCCGGCCTGGTCGAGCCGCGGTACACCGACGCCGGACCGACCGTCGACCGCATCGCAGTCTCAGCCGACGTCACCGTCGAATCCGCTCGTCTCGGGCCCAAGAACGGTAGCGACCACTTCGCGGTGATCGCCCGGCTTCACCTACCCGAGGAGAACTGATGAACCTGCTCGACAAGCTCCGCCGCGTCGCCAAGGGCCTCGTGGCCTTCGCCGCACCTGGCGCCGTACTCATCGGCGCGGCCGTCACCGAGGCATCACCCGGCGGCAGCTCGATCACGACCGCCGAGTGGGTGACCGCCGCAGTGACCTGCGTCGTCACATCGGCCGCGGTCTGGCGCACCCCCAACATCGACACCCGCAACTGGAGCTGACCATGCGCCGCTTCCAGGTTGTCCGCGACGAGGACGTGACCGGTATCTCCGGGACGGGCGTCGTGGCCGAGGGTGTCGAGTTCTCCGACGGCACCGTCGCCATGCGCTGGCACGGGCCGATCGAGCACCCGTGGGGCACCGTCTACCCGACCACCGTCCTACACCCGCACGCCGAGAACGTGGAGAACCTTCACGGTCACAACGGGGCGACCCGGATCGTGTGGGTCGACTGATGCGGGTCGTGACCGTCGTCATCATGGTGGCGATCGGGTTCCTCTTCACCGCCACCACGGAGGACCGGGCCGAGGCTGTCGCGCCGTGCGGAATCGTCGCGTGCGACCCGCCCGACTGCCCGCCCCGCACCGGCTGCTGGAAGCCGCCCCCAGGGTACTGAGGCAGGCACCTGATGCGCGCTCGTACGGCGTTCGCGGCCTGGGTGTGTGCGCTCGTGCTCGCGTACGCCGTCGGCACGTTCATCGCCCGCATCATCTTCAACCGCTACGTGCTCCACCCGCACCCCAAGGAGAGCTGACATGGCAATCACCCGCCTGTCCACCGCAGCCCGCAACGCGTCCGCCAACTCGGTGGCCGCGCTGGTCGACGCCGATGCCGGTGCCGGCACGCTCAAGATCTACACCGGCGCGACGCCGGCCAACGGCGACACCGAGGGCTCGGGCACGCTGCTCGCCACCGTGGCGTTCGCTGTGACCTCGTTCGGCGCCGCCTCCGGTGGCGTCGTCACTGCCACCGACCCGGCGGCCGTGACGGGCGTCGCCGCGGGCACCGCTGCGTCGTACGTCGTGGAGGACGCTTCCGGCGACAACGTGTTCGTCGGCGACGTCACAGCAACCGGAGGCGGCGGCTCGCTGGAGCTGGCCACGACCACGATCAGCGTGGGCGTCACGGTGGATATCACCAGCTTCACGTACACCCAGCCTGCGGGCTGACCGCGACGGCCTCCCGGGCAGCAAAACCCGAGAGGCCGCCTGACCCGCGCGCTCCACACGCACGGGCTACCCCAAGCACTAGCAGCACCCGAGCCACTGGAGCAAACCATGGCCGCACCCGTCATCACCCAGAACACCCTGACCCCAGGCACCGTCCAGCCGGGCGGAAGCTCCGAGTGGCGAACCATCGCCCAGGACCCCGACTCGCAGACCGAAACCATCCGGCGCACCGTCACCGACTCGCAGGGCAACGTCACCACCTTCGAGTCCCAGCTGATCGTGTCCGACCCCCTGACCTACGGGCCACCGTCGTGCGACGACCCGCGCGTGTCGTTCGTGGTCGACTCGAACGACCCGACTCTCGTACACGTCTCCGTCGCCTCCTGAGCCGATGGCCCAGGTCACGCTGACCCGGCCCGTTGTCGATGCGGCCGGGCATGAGGCGATCTTCACCACGACGCTGACGATCAACACCGCCCCGTCGCTCACGTTGCCCGCCACTCTCCCCGCGACGTTCGGGGGTCAGTGATGCCGTACATACCCGAGAACTGGGCCACGCGGAACACGGTCGACGCCGCGCTGATGGCGAAGATCGAGGCCGGCGTACGCGACTCGCATGCACACCTCGGCGTTGTTGCTCTGGACTCCTACCCGACGTCTGTCCCGGGCGACCCGTCGTACACCGGGGACGACGCGCGGCTCAAGAACGCGATGGTCCATCTCGGCGCTGACACCTACAAGCGGGTCATCCGGCCGACCGCCCGCGAGCACACCTTCACCCGCGGCATCGGGAAGCCGTTCGACCACTTCGCAATCTGTGCGCCGCCCAACTCGATGACCTTCGACGAGCTCGGCGTGTCACTGACCACGAAGTTCAACATCAACGTCCCCGGGCCATGGATCGACATCTCCTCCGGCACGTCGCGCGGCATCGCCGTGGACTATATCGCGTCCACGTCCAACCGCAGCGACACCGTGTTCATCCGCACCGCACCGAGCGCGGTGCTCTGGGGGTTCACCGGCGACACCCTCCAGTTCCGCGGCTTCTACGGCGTACTCGGCACGGCGGCCGAGAAGTGCCGCACGAACTTCTGCGTCACCAAGGGCCCGTGGCAGGTCAACGGATTCCACAACACGCCGTTCAACATCGGCGGCTCCGACTCGCTGTGGTGGTGCGGCGCTTCGTCGCTGAACATCGGCTCCGGAGGTCTCGGCCCGGGCGCTGGCGGCTCCGGCGACCAGGCTTACATGATGATCTTCGCCGACTGCGCGAACACCAACGTCGGACCCATCTACCTGTCCTGCAACAACCACTGGCGGGGGATCTTGGTCACCGGCAGCCGCATCAACAACCGCGGCCTGTTCTTCCACGGCATCCGCACCGAGGGACAGACCGGCACTGCCGCCAGCGACGGCACCGTGCTGCAGATCAACGGCGGGGCGGTCGGCTTCTCCCAGATCGTCGTCGCGCAAGGCATGACCGACCCGGCCGCCACCACAGCCAAGAACTCGTGGGGCGCTCCGGACGGCGGCCTGATCGGCGTACGCGGTTCCGACACGCAGGTGTCGATCGACCAGATGTGCGTATGGCACGCGGTCGACGCGCAGACGGTTGGCGGCGCGGTCGACTCCGCGGTCCCGATCCTGCACGTCACGAAGAGCACCTCCCCGGCCGCTCCGCTGCCCGTCTCGCCGCGCGTGCGCCTGACGAACGTCCTCATGGGCGGCAAGCAGGGGACGCCGCCGTGGACCACGCTCCCCGTCGCGCAGCAGACCGGCGCCGGCTGCATCACCGGGGACGAGGACGGCTCGTACACGATCACCACAGCGGCGTGACCACGGGTTGAACGGAGGAGCGCATGGCGATACTCCGCGACCACCCCATCACCGGCACGGTCGGCAACACCGTCGCCGACAGCTTCGACACGATCTCCGGCACCCCGACCTACGCGACCGGCGGCATCGGCGGAGGCCTGTGCGCGGAGATCACCGCCGATGTCACCGAGTACATGCAGGACAACCTCACCGCCGAGTACGACGCCTTCTACCTGCGGTTCGAAGCCCTCCCCGGCAGCGACAGCACCGTCGCCACGGTCCTGGTCGGAGCCACACACACTGCCGCGCTGCGGGTGCACTCCAACGGCACCGTGGGCATCTTCTCGGGGCTCACCACCGAAGTCGACACCAGCTCGACGGTTCTGTCCACCGGCACCTGGTACCGGATCGAGCGACGTACCGGCACCGCGACGCAGGAAGTCCGGATCTACACCGAGACCGGCGCCACGCCGCTGGAAACCCTCACCGGGGCGACCGCGGTTGCGACACTGCCGAGCATCTACCGGTGGGGCCACCCGCACACCGGCGCCCGCGCGGGCACGCAGAAGATCGACCGCGTCGTCCTCGCCGACGACTGGCCCAACCTCGGAACCATCACAGGCACTGGCGCGCCAGCTGCCGCCGCGGGTACGGCGGCGGGATCCGGGACTGTCGCCCTCACGGGCGCCGGCGCGGCGACGGCGCCCGCGGGTGACGCAGACGGTGCTGGCACGCTGACCGTCACCGGCGCCGGTACGGCGGCAGCCGCAGCGGGTGAGGCATCCGGCTCCGGCACGGTCGGCTCGACCGTCACCGGCTCGGGAGCAGCCACCGCGCCAGCCGGCCAGACTGCCGGAGCAGGCGCCGTATCCCTCACCGGCACAGGTGCCGCGGCCGCACCAGCTGCCGACGTCGACGGGTCCGGGTCACTGGCGATCGCAGGCGCCGGGGCACCGTCCGCGCCGGCCGCACAGGCGGACGGCGACGGCGCCGTGACGGTCACCGGGACCGGGCAGGCAGTAGCGCCGGCCGGTGTCGCCGCCGGAAGTAGCACCCCGACGTTGAGCGACGTCACCGGCGGCGTAGCGCGCCGCCGGTGGCAGCCAGGCCACCTCGTCCGCCCCTTCACGACGAACGGGAGCACCATGCACACGAGCAAGCGGCACGTCACCATCTCCCGCGGCAGCCTCGAGGAGATCGAAGCCGCCGACATCGTCGGCGACGTCAACCTCACCATGGGCGTCGAGATATCCGTCACCGACGTCGTCGACGGCGTACCCATCTACAGCTGGCGGCCGGCCGAGTGGGTTGGCGCCGTCGGCACGAAGCGCACCGCCCGCACGACGTTGCCGGTGGACTTCTCGGCCGCCGCTCTGCCCGGCAGCCTCTACCAGGTACACGCCAAGCTCACTGCGACGCCGAGCGTGCCGATCCTGCACGTCGGGACCATCACGATCGTCTAACCGCGCCACCACAGAGAGCCGCCCCCTCCACACAGAGGGGGCGGCTCTTTCGCGTCTACAGCCGGGTCACCGCCGCCAGCGGTCGTTGAACACCACCCACACCACCATGCCGACTGATCCCGCGACCACGGCCGCGATGATGACCGCCGTGGCGATCGTCGACCCGACGTCGCTCATCGGAGCATGAACGAGATCATCAGCCCGAAGTACAGTGCGACGCCGAGCTCCAACGCTGACCAGGCCATCGATCGCACGCTGATCAGCAGCACCTGCAACGCGGTCGCGATCATCGGTCTCAACTCCCAGCCCGAGCCTGCGCTTTCGTGGAAGGCCAGACCGGCGACGGGCTCGGGAGGTCCAGCATCGCCGGTCCGGCCACACCCACCGTGCCTAGGGCAATTCGGACAGCGCCATATGCTGGGTGTTGTCGTTGCGTCGAGCGCGAAGGTGAAAACAGGTGAGTGAGTTCGGATCTGCGCTGCGCACTGCTCGCGCACGACGCGGTCTCTCCCTGTCTGAGCTGGGCCGTGCGACCACGTACGACCGCTCCGCAGTCGCCAACATCGAGGCCGGCCGTCGCACCCCCGACCGGCGGTTCGCCGAAGACGCCGACACGTACCTCGACGCAGCCGGCGAGGTAGTCGCTGCCTGGGATCGCGACACGGCCGAGCGTGACGCTCGACTCGAGCAGCGACGGCTCGAGCGGCTGGCCAACGCGGAGTCACTCGCCCTGGCAGCCGACACCGCGGACGTCGACGGGATCGGGGAACAGGCAGCTAGCCTCGCTGTGGCCTACTTGGCAGAGACGCCGTCAGTGATGCTGCGCGAGGCCGCGACCGCCCGCCACGCCGCTCTCGCATTGCTGAGCCGCGGTGGCCTCTCGGCGGAGAGCTACGCAGACCTCCTCCTCGCAACCGGACGCATGTCCGGCGTGCTGGCGTACGCCGCGCTCGACCTCGGGCAACCCGACCAGGCCCTGCAGCACACGGAGGCGGCCTGGCGGTGCGCCGTACTCGCCGGTGACGACGAGTTGCGGGCGTGGGTCCGCGGCACGCAGTCGTTGATCACGCGGTTCACCGAGGACTTCCCCCGCGCACTGGCCTACGCGATCGATGGGCAGCAGTACGTGCACGGCGGACCCGCACTGGCCCGGCTCCTCTGTGGCCAGGCCCAGACCATGGCAGGGCTCGGCGCGTCGGCGAGCGTGGCCGCCGTCCTCAACGACGCCGAGCGCGCCCGTGAGGTCCCCGGCCCGGATGGCGCCGGGATCTTCGCGTTCCGGGAGACCAAGCAGCGCTACTACGCAGGCTCGTCGCTGGTGTTCGGGGAGGAGAGCAAAGAGTGGCATCTGGCCGAACGGGAGGCCGTGGCCGCCGTCCTCGACTGGGAAACAGGGCCGGTCGTAGACCGGTCCCTGAGCGACGAAGCGTTGTGCCGGGTGTACGCCGCTACTGCGCGCGTCCAGCTCGGCGAGCTCGAAGGCACGCGCGACGCCCTCGCGCCGATCCTGGATCTCCCGGAGGACCGTCGTATCTCGTGGATCAAGAAGCGCATGGGCAGGATCGTGACGATCCTCGACGAGCCGCCGTACAACGGGTCGCCACAGGCGAAGAACCTGCGGGCGGAGTTGAGCGCGTACTAGCGCCCAAGCCACCGCCGCGTCCAGCGGACGAGCGCGACCGCGAGCCACTGCCGCCACGTCTGCCTGCCGTTCACGCTCCACCCCCGCACTCGATGATCCCAGGCGAGCACTTCGCGGGTGCAGGAATCCGTGGAGTCAGCAGCAGCGTCGCCCCGTCCGGGGCGTCAGCCAGGGCCACGGCGCCGGTCGGGCTGACGTCGACCCCACGGAACGAGTGACCCTCACCCCAGCCGCTGTAGAGCACACCGTGCGGCGTACCGGCCGCCCAGCCGCTCACGCTGACCCGGCCGACCGCCGTCGCGACGCCGTGCTCCTCGTCGGCCACGGTGAACCACAGGCTGTCCCCGGACAGTGTCAGCGAGTGCGTCTGCACGTCCAATCCATCGACGCCGAGGAGGTCGAGCGGAGTCTCGATCGCCGACCAGGTGCCGGTCGCCTTCTCGAAGGAGAGCAGCCGGTGACCGTTGTACTCGGTCATGAAGACGTGGGTGGCGTTGGCGGCGATCTGCCAGGGCGTCGCGCCGAAGAGCGCGGGGCCCGTGTACGGCGACTCCGGCGCGGTGTGCGTGAGTAGCGTCCTACTCGCCAGCTCGTACTGCCGCAGCACCCGGTCGGCCCAGTTCGTCGACCACAGCGAGTCGCTGGCGGCGTCGTACGCCAGGTGCGCGGCACCGGTCGGCATCGACACCGGCTCGACGTGCACGCAGTTCCCGGTCGCAGTGGCGTCCTGAGCCGACGTGCACCTCAGGCCGTCGATCGTCTGCTGCGCGGCCACCGCGAGCGCCGCGTTCTGCGTGGCGGTCAGCGCCGGGTTCCCGCCGTAGTCCAGCCCGTTCTGGCACCGCGGGCCCAGCCCGCCGGCCTTGACCCAGCCGAGGTTCGACCCGTCCGGGCCCTCGCTGGTGGCGAAGTACACGCGGTTCCGCTTGGTGTCGTGGGCGAGCCCGATCAGGTGCTGGTTGTCACCCGGGATCGGGATCTGGCAGGCCGTGTACGGCGCGGTCGTGGAGATCCGGGTGAGGATCGAGTGGTTCTGTGTGAGGCCCGCGTCCTGCCCGCCTCCTTGGGCGATCCACACGGCGCCGGCAGCGTAGATGACCGACTCGCCGAGGTCGGACGACTCGGAGCGCTGCCCACCGTTGAGGAGTGAGCGGAACGGCTTGGTCCACTGCCAGTTGCCGTACGCCTTGATCGGGAGCTGGTGCGTGGTGGCCGCGTCACCCTTGGCGCGTGTGGCCTGCATGGCGAACTCGCCGATCCCCCACGCCGCGCCCATCTGGTCGAAGGCGACGTCGAGGCCCTGCCCGGCGAAGAACCCGTTGGCCGGGCGCACCGGGGTCGCGGTGAAGTCGGCCGACCAGTCGCGCTCGGTCCAGGTCGCCGGGGCGACTGCGACGGGGGCTGTCGGTACGGTGGCGGCCGGGGCTTGCGCGGACGCACAACCCGCACCGAACAGGCCGGCCGACGTCAGCGCCGCGAACGACCCTCCGACTGCGGCGTATCGGCCCCACGAACGTTTGCACGAGGCGCGGGCGTGTGGGTGACGGGACAAACGGCTAGGTCTCAT